GAAGTTGAAAACTGTTTGGAATATATCAAAGGCCAGTTATACGAGCTTGAAAAGCCAAATATAGCAGCTCAACAGTTGGCTCTCTTCACAACAAAGAGAATAGAACCAGATCCAAATATACCAAACTTAAAAGAAATATATAAAGAACTTCAGCTATATATAAGAATGAATAAACAATCCTTAACAAGGAAATAGCATGAATCAAAGAATGAAAGCCCAGAAAGCACTAGGCCTGGCCGTGCAGCTTCTGAATAAAGAGAATGTATTGATAGAAGATATAAGCTTGAATAGAGATAAATATCAGCTTGAAAGAATAGTTATTATTATCGGAGCTGATGATCATAAAAGATTATTTGTTGAAGAATCTATTAATTATGATTGTTGTACCAAAATGCTAATTCATCATTATAGCGGTCACTGTTCAATCGTTGCCAGAATATTTGAACCTTGCATGAAATGTCAAGATATAGCTCGGAAGTGGTCCGAACAAAAAGAAGAATAGGCCAGGCCGGCCTATCTTGATGATTTGATCAGCAGCTAACCCAAACCCCTATGAAAGAGGTTCGAGCGCTTTGCAAAGGGCGATAGTGTGTTTACACCCTATTGATTGACGTTGATCGTTGGTACGAAAAAATTGGCACCCACAAGATACTTTTCCGCTTTTCCAAAGTGAAACGGCATATATCTCACCGTTTGAACCTTGCATGGTGGTTTGATAGTTTCCTCCTTTGGTCGAGATACTAGCACCAGAACCACGAAGAGCTTCCAAAATCTGTTCAGCTCTGAAGATCAATTTACTTCCTTGACCTTTGCGAGCTGCTTCATTATTTTGGATGATTGTAATGATTTTATTTTGTTGTTCGCTATTCATAACTTTTCTCCGTTGTTTATTAGTTATAATCTATTCTATCATAAATAATACAGATTGTGTAATCTTTTTTATTTTTTTTTAAATTGTTTCTTTTTTTTATGCAGCTTCTTCAATAAGTGTTTTTAATTCTCGCTTATTGACTATCTTTCTGATACCAACCGATCCAAGCTCTCGGTTTCTCTGTTGAGCTTTTTTGGCAGTACCAAAAAACAATTCCGAACCAATCAAGTAATATTTCTTTTTCATGTTGAACTCCCGTTGTTAAATTTATTATACATAATGCATTATATATTTGTCAATACTTTTTTTAAATTTATTTCATTATTATTGAAAATAAATACAATCATCCATATCTCAAGCTGTTTGTATTCTCGGACCAGGCCGATATCAATACATACAAAAAGAATGAAAGGAGCAACGTGGCCCCTTTCTGATGATTGATTGATTGATAGTGATTATTTCACACTATCGAACAAGTCACGACCCAATTCGATTTGAGCGTCTTCTGATAGCTTTACTTGTCTCCAAGCTGATGTTGGTAGTTTGTAGCCTAACAATTTCTTTGCAAGTGTTAAACCATTTCTAGATCCTCTTTTTTTGGAAGTACTTTCTACTGTTGTGATCTTTACTGTTTTCTCTACTGATACACCAGCGATATAAACCGATCCGTTTCTTTCCAAAGCTGGAATACCAGCAACAGAAGTAGGGTTGAATACTAGCGGTGCTCTTTTGCTAGGAGCAGGATGAAGAACACTGTCAATAGCAGCTTGAGCGTCTTGCTCAGATACTTCAACATTTGAAATACTATCAGTTTTGCCGATCAAAGAATCTTTTAAAGATTCAACGATTTCAAGATTTTCAGCTTTAAGATCAGCAAATGACTTTGAAAGATCTAACAATACTGCGATTGTTTCTGATTTTGAATTTTTTGTAATGATTGATACTAACATAACTTTTCTCCGTTGGTTCGTTGTTATATTATTAGTATATAGAGTATTCTGATAATTGCAAGAAAAAATGTATTTATTTCAAAAAATATTTAAGACATACTATATTATATCGCTATAGACGGCCTCGAAAATACTGAAAAAAAATCAAAATAAATCAATATTTATATATGATAACCAATTTGTTGCGCATATTTGATCGCAATTCTACAAGTTGCAGCTGGTAGGTCTTTAATAATGATCTTTACAGTAGCCTCCAAGCTCCATGAAAAATGAGTTATCCGAACTAGATGATAAGAAGTTTCTTGATGATGATTGATGATCACCTTTTCCAAAGTGAAACCGTTTTGTTTCAGCTGATGAATGACAGGAATTATATCCTGCTCTTTCTTATATATTTCCTCGATAGTCTGTTTCAAAGCTTCAAACGTCTGTTTAGACAGATGATCACCGGCCTGGCCGTCAATGATATATTCTATTCGTTTATTCATTATTGATACCTACTTGATAAATATTCTTTGATCTTATTATATTCAGGAAGTGTATAAGCTTGAATATACTTCTTTTTTTCCCAAACGACATGTCCTATAACCTTAATCATAGTAATCATAGGATCTACTTGTAAAGACGTTATCTGAGCTTCTGATAGTAGTTTTATAGAGCTTCCCTCGGTCCAACTTTCTACTTCTACGATCTGAAGTCCGGTAGCTTGTTTTTTATTTAGTGAATAGATTGACGTTAGATCTAACATAATTTTTTTCCTTCATTTATTAAGAGTTTTATATATTGATTCTTTGTGTGTATCGTTGCAACGATATCAAATTGTTTTCTATCTATTTGTGAAACAGGCCAGCTCTCTATCCGAATGACATGATCGTCATTACCTGATTGACGTCTCAAAACATATCTGGTCCGGTTGCTTATTTTGGCTTTATGTTGAAGCTTAAAATCTAACCTCGCCAAATGATCTAGATAGTCTGTTAGCGATTGAGCTTTTTCAAGATAGCTCCAATCTAATTTCGGAAGAAGTAAAATTGCGTTTCTTATATTCATGACTTTTCCTATGGTATAATAATTGACCGTGCGGGTTTCAAGATTCCTCATCTGGCGTGCAGCTTTCGAACTGCACGTTTTCTCTTATTCTTTTTCTATTTGATATTTTGCTAGCTCTTCGAGCTTCTTATCTACTTTTCTTATTGCAATCGTAGCTTGAGCTACATTTTTGCAGTTTCGGATCATAGTCAATTGATTCTTTATTTCTTTTCTGAATTGAGCTACAGAAATGCTTTTTGTTCGATTGTTGTTGTCTTTTGGCATGATTATCTCCTTGTGAATCTAGCTACTGTTTTGAGTGAATTTAATTTCTTATTTAATGTTTCGACTTCTGCATGAACTCGTTCAAACACGATCATGCCTGCTTTCTTTTCTCGCCAATGACTAGCATTGACCACTATACTAGAAGCTTCTTCTAGCTCTACTAGTTTCTTATCTAGCTCTTTCTTTACTTGTTCGATAGTCATAATTTTCTCCGTTTATATTAAAGTATTATGTATTATTTTGGCTTTATTGAAGTACCTATTAGAAAGGTACCTCAATTTCATTTCCTTCTTCATCAGTAGGAACTTCTTGATTTCCTTCTCCCTTGTCAAAGGTGCCATTTTCCTTTTCAAAGGTTTCTTGAGCTTCTGCGTTTTCTAGTGCTTGATAATCCATAACATTCTCCGTTGTTGTTGTTATATATATATCTTAATACATTCTGTGTAATATGCAAGTGTTATTTATACGAATTGCTGTATTATTTTCATATTTATTTTTGGCAATACGAAAATAGGCCGTCATATACAACAATATAGACGATCTACTTTTTTCAAAATAAATTTATTTTTTTATTGATGATCACACTTCATGAGCTGATCCCACTTGATCGGCTTGTGCAAAGGTTCACCAGTACGAACGGACCACCGGCCTGGAGCTTCATCCATACAAGCTTCCATACTACTATATGATTCAAAACTGATTATGTTGTTTTCCAAACTACTTCTGTAATCAGCTATAACGCCTTCCGTAGCAAATAACAGACCTATCAAGTGACCTTCACTAACCCCAATCAAAAAAATGCCCTGTGAAGTTGTTTTGAGCGAATCTGTCATTGAATCTTTTAATTTCATATCATGAATATCTCCAACCGGTTCCCAGTCTTTTACTATCCATTTATCTTCATCCAGAACCCGAAACTCAAAGCTTATTTGTCTCATTTCGCTAACGGATATTCGATCTTCTATAACTAGACTAGCTTGAGCATATCGAGTCTGTAAATATAGCGTTTTGGCTATGTCTATCATTTGTTCATTGAGTGATGTCATGATCTATTTCCGGTAATGTTACACTGATAAATTGTTCTGATACTTCTACATTTGTCAAACCTAGTAATAACATACGATCAATTAAGATCTGCATGTTCTTTCTTTGAATAGGACTATAGAAATTTAGAAAGGCCAACCATTTATCTAGTATATTCTGAAGTTGGGCCTCTGCTTTATTCTTTCTTTTCTGATTTGCAGCTTTATCAAGTACAGACTTGAAAAGATCATGATCGGCCTGATATCCTGATTCTACTATCTTTTCTATACAACCTAGCTCATCAGATACCTTAAATATACAAACTTCACCACCTTGATTTTTGATAGATTGAGCTACTTCTATGATTTGATCTTTATATTTATCATTGAATACAAATAGCATTGAACTTTTCTGTAGCTGGACCGCATGAAGAGCTTCGAGTTTCAAATATATAGCTCTTCTTACTTTGATTGAATTTTTTCCAGCTTCTAGATCTAGAACTGAACATTTTTTGCTCACTGTCGAGTTTTGAATATTAAATAATATGCATGAATACATGTTAATCTCCTATTGTTGTTAAATTAAATATTTAGAATCCTATAACGCCCCATTCTGAAGGATATAACCAGGCTCCACCTTCTGCATAGCCCCAGAACATTCGTTGACCATATTGACGGTGTATGACGATATATGAAACGCCTTGATCGTCTTTCTTATATCTTGTAAAGTCCGAAGTGCTGATCCAGTATTCTTTCTTTATTCCATGTTTATCAAAATCGAATTTGATCTTGATGTTCATAGGAGTGACTTCTATAACTTCTACAAAATAAATAGTCATAAATCCGGCCTTAGTGGCCTCAAATGATTTGCTAAGGCCTCCAGTCTTTTTATACTTCTTCAACCGGTCGCCAAGCTCTATATACTTTGACCAGATACCAACAGCTTCCGTTGGTACATTTACAGTGTAACAATTCCAATATTCATTATGCAATTTTTTCTCCGTTGGTTATAAGTACTTATATCATTTTGTATTATAGATCGTCAAGTTTTTTTTAATTAATTTCAGGTTTCTTATGACAGATAATTATCCAATTCCGGTTTTGTTTATTCAAGATAAATTTTTACTTCACAAGGTATATCATAAGAATCAAATACTAGATCTTATAGATGATGATCATGAAATACAGGAAGAGCTTCTAGACGCTGATACAGTTGTTCAAATACTTGAAATGGCACGAGTTAACGCATTGAATAACAATATACCACAGCTAACCGAATTCATTGAAACATGGCGTATTTTGGGCTACAATGAGCTAGATGATTACTTGATATTATATAGTGAATCATCCGAGCGGTTCAATGCAAAGGCCAGCATGTTTCTCAATAAACCAATATCCGGCCTTGTTGCAGTAATACCGCAAGAGTTATACTTGAGATTGTAGGGATAGGGCCCTATTTGATACAAGTCAATACAAACTTATAGATATACTGAATATCATTGATTTGCTCTAAAGATAGAGCACGACTATCCAGATGAGCCTTAAGCTCATTCATTGTCTTTTTCAAAGACATAGTAGTACAAGCGTCTACTACTTGAAAAGCTTTGAAATCTTCACCAGCTTCCAAATATAGAGCTATATCTACAATGAAACCTCTAGCACGAGGAGAAAGAGAAAGATTAAGAAGAGAAGAGAAGAAAGACATAAGAACCTCCGAAGGTTATAGAGTTAGATTATTGAACAGTGATAACTAGAACAGATTCACCGGTTGGTTCGCACTCATCATCAAAGAGAGGGCATAGCATTTCTTGAACAGGTACAAGGCCTTTTTCGTTGATGATTTCCATAGCTACCTTTCTTTCGCTAGAGATAGCGATAATGGTTCCATTCTCTGTTGTGATTTCTACTGATTGATATCTCATTTGAATCTCCGTTGTTGATTGCTTATATATATATTCTAATACATATTACGTTAGATGTAAATAGTTCAAAGTGTTTTTTTTCAAAATAATTTCATTTTTTTTCAATAAATATTTTGCACTGCGGATATAACGGCCTGGTTGCTGATCGAAAAAGATCGAGATCGTGATCTTTTTTTTCAGCTGATACAATTTTTTCATACAAAACTAGAACAACCTCCAAAGAAGGAGGTCGTTTTTTTGTGATGTGGTGAGCTTAGCATAATAATGCTTTTTGTATTCTTATCTGTTACTTCTGTAAGGTTGCCATTCCCCATCCATATCTTCATAATGACTATTATCTGGTACGAGATTGCTTTGATAGTCTGAATCATCATCTGAATCATAATAACTTGAAAAATCGTATGTTTCACCATTCATATCAAAGCTGATAACATTATCAAGATATTCATCTTGTATGTATTGTACTATGGTTTCTATATCTTCAACATCTACTTCATTTGTATCAATTTGAAGTGATGTTGGTATATCTCCAAATTGACAGATGATATTTGTTACTAGAATCATTTTTATCTCCGTTGTAATAGGGGCCGTGGCCCCTTGTTAGTTGATTATTTAGCGATTGTGATAGAACCAGAAGCTACCAAGATTCGAGCTGCTGGGACAGCTACGGCAAGGCCGAAACCTGCGAACTTTATGGTCTTAACTACATCCAAAAAGGTGAAGTCATCAGCTGAACCAATGATATCAAAGGTTACAAGGTTGTTAGCGGTGTCGATAGTGATGTAAGACATTTTTAATCTCCGATTTTTTAAGTTTAAAGTTGTTGTTGATTGCTTATATAGTAATCTTATAACACAGAACGTATTATGTCAAGCAAATAATAAACTTTTTTTATATTTATTTCAAAAAAAATATTGTATGTCGTTATATCCGAACGGCCTGGCCCAAAAAAAAAGTAGGATCTATCCACAAGATCCTACTTCATACGAAAATAAATAAAAACAATCTATATTTTTTGATTCTAGTTAAGGGAGCGATTAGCTCCGAATTAAAAAAATAATGATTAAGTTTCTACAGAATAACACACAATGATAGATTATGCACTTCTTTTTTCTGTAATATGATCAATGATTCGGATACGAAGATCTAATTTGTTGATCAATAAGTTGTAACTTCTTATTTCATCTTCTATATTCATCTTTCTATGATTCTTTTCAATGAGCTGTTTTTCTTCAAGTAGTACAACCATCTTTATTTCAATCTGTTCTTTCAGTGTTTCTAATTCATTAACTGAATAGTCTTTTATCTCGTTATAGAATACTTGATCTTCTTCTATGATCTGTTGTGTAAAGTTATTTCTTCTCATTTCACCATATCGATCTGTTATTCTTTTCAATAAGTGTTCAAGCTGCAGCTGTATCTTTTCAATATCATCAACGTCATTCTTTAATGTAGCTGGAATCTGCTTAAAATACTGTTCTACGGTACTCAAACAGAAGTCATTTGATATCTGTCTAGTAGATGGATCAATCAACGTATGACCTAAATTCTGCCATATATCATTGAGCTTACTCATGTTTTTCATATAGGTTCTTCTATAGAAGTTCTTTTGATCTTTGACGATCTTATCTACTTCTAACAGTTGATCGATATCTGAAGCTTCTTCTATCATTTGTTTCAGTGTTTCAATTGGTATAATATTCATTTATTTATCTCCTTTATTCTGTTCTAGTTGTTCTATTTTGAGTTCTAGGTATCGAGCTAGCAACGTCATAACATAAGACGCTTTATCAGCTAGTTCTGTGTACCTTCTGGATGATAGTGGATTCATGTTAGCTCCTTTGGTAGCAGTATGAAAACAAATGTTATTTGTGTACCGGAATCTTTCCAATATAAAGATCCTCGTTTATCTGGAAATAGATGAAGCTCCCCATATTTGGTTATAGAAGCTTCATCCAGGCCGAAGCCGGCCTCTTGAATATCAAGTTTGGATATCAATGCCGTATACATTATTTTCTCGAACATGGTTATAGTTATTTATATGCTGATCGTTTAGATACAAGATCTTGTATTCAGCTGCTGATTCTTTTAGGATACCAGCTAGATATAGCCTAGCTGCTGACTCAGTATTGAATAGATAAAATTCTGTGTCCTGTCCTGATACAGTTATTGAAAGTAAATACATTTTACACCTCCCAAAGATGAAGCAATCGAGTGCCTTTTATATTTCGCTCTATTCCGCTATCAAATTTAACTGTGTACCAGTCATTTAAACAGGACACTTCCCATTTAATAACACCATAGCCTAAGGTTTGATGAAAAACTCTATCTCCGATACCAAACATAATTTTCTCCGTTGTGTTGAAGTGATACTATTATATAGCATTTTGTATTATTACTTGCAAATAAAAGTATCACTTTTATTTAATTTATTTTATATTTTTTTATAGGACTATGATAATATATCCATTGTTTCTAAGTTCCTGAACTTTCAAGAGAGCTTGAGATAGATTTAATCCGAGAAGCTTTTGGAAGTACTTCGCAGCTGCTACACGTTGAAGCTTTCCGGTGAAGGTTATTGTAGTTGTATTGTTGATTGTATTGATATTAAGCATGTCAGCTCCTTATTGTTTATTTTGATTATTTCCAAGACTCTATGAATTCTTCCAAACTATTCCATTCTAGGTCTCTAGTTTCTTCATCTAGTGAATCTACCACTTGACCATCTACTAAATAGAATGTCATGCCTAGTGTTCTGATTATCGTTGTTTCGTTTATGATTTCGATTGTGATTGTCATTTTAAACTCCGTCATTAACTTATATATATATTTTATAACACGTTTCGTATTATGTCAAGCATATAAATAAAAAAAATGTAATTATTTGAAAAAAAGATCATGCCCATTGAATTTGCTGATCGTTTTGAATACAGTAACGACATACAGCTTCTAACCTTTCTAGTCTATTATAGATCTGCCCTTCAGTACTGCCACAATCAATTAAAGTAGCATATCTTTCAAGCTCCAGATTACCAGATTCTAGGCTAAAGTACTGTTCGCCTTCATCTACTAAGGCCGGCCTTACTGCTTGGGCTACAGTGTTCTTCTGAGCTGTTTGAACACGGCCCATCAAAACGATTGGTGACATTTCTCCGAACCAGCTCTCATCATCCAGATTGAATCCGAGAAGTTTCCAGATATCTGAAAAGTTTCGATTGCTAAAATTACAATCGACTTTATAATCACTTGAATAGAAAGATACAGACATTTATTCTCCTTTTTTATGTTTGGTCTTACGAGTATATTTTTTCTTATTCTTATATATATTCTTTCTTCCTCGCCAGCTCGCTACTGTACCACCGTTTTCAAAGTGAGCTTTGCGGTCCAGTCCTTTGGCCTTTTTCATTATTTTCATGATATCTTTCATGTTATTTCCCCTCTCTTTTGATAAGCTCTATAATTTCATCTTTCTCTTTCTTTGTGAGGTACTTCCAAGTACCATTCACAAGCTCATTCATTAAAGATGATTTCTTCCAGCTCTCTTTGGCATGGATAATCTTCCATGCTTGTTGTCTAGCTTGATAGAGATAAGATGAGTAATAAGACATAATAAGCTCCGCTGTTGATTGGTTATGTAATTATCTTATAATACATATCGTGATATGTCAAGCACTTTTTTTGAAATTATTTTTTTTTTTATTTTACTTGTATAAATAGGATCTTCTTTGCTATTATATCAACACTTCCAAATATCTCCTTTGAGATTACGGATTTAAGGCCTGGTTATGATAGGCTCTTTACAAAATAAGCCGAGCTTGTGTATGGAATATGCACGTTTATAGCGAAGTGGAGCACTGAAGAGCTGAATAGTGAAATCCCTATATGGTCAAGTAACTTCCAAAGGTTTAGCGATACGAGTAAAAAGATTTATTCCGCACTACCATGCACTAAACAAGGACATTCCAGGCTCTCTACATAGTTTTTAATAAGCTGATTCAACAAGGTATCATAGTTTTTTCAGCCCAAATAAAATGAACAACAAATATTATTGAGCGTTTTTTTGCTTAACATGGGATTGATCTGCTCTAGCAGCTTCACCAGATTCATCTAGATCTAGAAAAAAGTAAAAGAAAAAAGAAAAAAAGACACACGTCTATGCTTTAGCTTAGACAAAGGATCATACGATCTAAAAAGATCATCTTGGCAATATTGATCTACTGCTATATCAGCTTACTTCTTCATATCCCACTGCGATACATTCACAGGAGCTTTGATACTCATGTTTTCTGGTCCGACCTCTGGTAGTGGCATTCCGGAAACCAAATGTAAAGTTTCATAAACATGGCCACCATGTGACTCTCTAACTGTTAGAGTAACGCCAGCTCTCGGTAAGACCACTCTATTTATCGTTGACTTCTTAGCTATCTCTACGAGCTTCAACAGATCGGCTAGCTCCAAATACATTCTAACATCACGATCAGATTCTGGGCCTCCTAACGTGTAATGACGTAGGATTTTATCTTGATTTGGTAGTTGTAACGGATTTATATCGCTATCTAAACTTCTCGTATCACCTCTGATCAAGCGATCTATGGTGCTTGTTAATCGATCATTCTCCGGCATTTATATCCTCCTTTGGATTGTACTTCCCTTGTAATGATAAGCTTTCAAATATTGCTACTAACTCTTTTGAATCTTCCAGCATAGCTTGAATCAGATCGCCTCCAGACTTCTTTGCGTCTTTTACTCGGATTGTTTCTATAACTATCGATCCACCTTTGGCCTCATCTTCTTTGACTTTTCCTGTTAAATGATCTCGAAGATCCAACATTACCGGCAAATCTCTCAGTGTTACTTTTACATCACCGGTTTGTAAACAATCAGATATATATTGAATTGATCGGTCCACAAGATCCAAGTGTCTAGCTTTCATTTGATCATCAAATAATGTAGATTCTTTATTTTCTTTGACAGTACTCACTGACTGCTCGACCGTTTTAATAACTTGTTCGCCTATCGGCCTGGAAGTCGTTCCAACAACAGAAATTGGTGCCAATATTCTCTTTTCGATTACTGCGATTTCCCTCATTCCATTTTTTTTGAAATATAATTCATTATATGTTTTCTGTGCGATTGAATCATGAGCTGGTCCGGCCTCTTTGATCCGTTCTTCCCATTCAAACCGTTTTTTCCATTCACCAATTGAAGGGGCCGAACATCCAACCGCTTTAGCTACCGCTCTTTGACTTCGTTTGTTTGGAGCTTGCATAGCAAAAAGCAAAAATGCTCTATGAGCTTGTTCTTTCTCATTTTCATAGATTGCCATAGATAGCTTTATTTTCGATTCTTTTGACTTACTCATATCATGTACCTCATTGAACATTACACTTTACAGAATCATAGAAACAGCTTCATGTATCGAACAAAAGGATACATATTTTGAGACTATAATATAGAAGTAATTTAACATGAAAAAGCTTGATGTGTAAGTTTGTATTTTGTTTAGTAGTAATCGAATGAATATAGATGTTGAGATTTTGCTAGTTTTTATGTAGTTTGTAAGAACATGAAAATTAAGTGTAAAGAACAGAATAAGAATGTAAGAAAGTGTATGATCGTGTAAGGTTTTTTGTTATTGTTGTTTTTATTTAGAATCAGGATAGCGGTAGGAATACCGGAATCTTCGACAGGGATGATACTTTTTATTTCGTATCCTGCTTGTAATAGAGTTGTAAGTTTTTGGTCTTTGAGTTCATCATCTATTTTATTGAGGTTGCATTTATAAGCTATGGTTATTTGGTTGTTTAAGTTGTTCATGATTATATTCCTATTGAATAAGAAGCTGAGTTATTTTTGTTTTCGATACATTCTACTTTGATACATTTCATGAGATCGGTATTTTGTTCAGAAAGGATATCGAACACGATTTTAGCGAAGTATTCAGATGATAGGTTTTCCACGACTCTCATTTGAATGATTTTTTTATGATGAAGAGTTTGAAAGATATTGATGTGTGGATCGTTTTCATCTACGAGGGTTGTATGGTCGAACATATATTTTAGTTGTTGTTTGGTGCCATTTTTTGAGAATATACCGAAGTCATTGACCCAGTTATATTGATCAAGTTGTCCTTGAAAGGTAGCTATGAATTCAAGCGAGTATCCATGTATGTATTGACAATGAGAGTGTGTGGCTTTGTACTGTCTGAAAGCTACCGAATATCCGGAGAATCGTTTTGTGGATTGAAAGAAGTTTGTCATGATGTTCCTTTATTTTAGAATAGTTTCCATTGATGATCTTGAATACGTTCTTTTGCAAGATTGAAGTAGGTGTTATCTTTTTCGATACCGATAAATTGACGTTTAAGATTGTATGCAGCTATACCAGTGCTTCCACTACCCATGCAATTATCCAATACAATTTCATTTTCGTTTGTGTATGTAAGAATGAGATATTGAAGTAGTGATATTGGTTTCTGAGTTGGATGTTTTACGAATTCTTTAGATGTAGGGCGTAAAGAGTTAAATTCTAATATGGTAGATGGATTTTTGAGTTTTGTGTTATATTTGTTAGGATCTATTTCAATATGTTTAAGTCCTGTTTGTTCACTGCGTCTATTTACAAATGGTTTACCGCTTTTTTGTTGTGTTTTTATAGCTTTAGATCCATTTTCAGATCTTTGAATCATTTGTTTGTTATAGGTTGGTTGTTTTTTATAGAATACAGATATGAGTTCATGATATCGCATAGGTTGTTTGTTAGCTAGTGCTATGTTTGATGGGTTAGACTTTTTCCATATCCAATCATATTTATAAAGATTTAAGTTGCTTAGTCTGAGATGAGAAGAAAAAGGCTCTTGACCAAACAAAACTATAGCTCCATTTGTTTTAATAATTCGTTCATATTGGTGCCAAAGAAGATCAAACGGTATTACAGTATCCCATTTACAAGCTGTAGTACCATAAGGAAGATCGCATAGAATCATGTCGATACTTTGATCTTCAATGTTTTTCATCAGTTCAAGACAATCACCATGTAATAATTTCATGTTAGTTTCCTGTTCTTTGTTATTTATTTGGTACGATTATTTTGGCCCCTCTTTGAGCAGCTGGTGTGGATACCCATTCATCTTTATAAACACATGCTATGGGATCGAAAGCTAGAGTACAGTGGGAGCCTGCTTGCCCGAATTCGGATCTAACTTTATCAAAGAATAGAGTAGTTGTTGGGTATGGTCTTTCTGTTGTTATAGGTTGACGTTGTACTACTACCCCAACGTGAGCGTCTTGTTTTATTGCTGAAGCACCTTTGAGGTCAGATATTTTAACTCTGCGTTGTTGCACGTTTGAAAGGTTATTAGGGTGACATATGAGGAATATAGTTAGTTGAGAAGCGATAGCTATGGTGGCGAGTTCTCTAACAGCAGCTTCTATTTCTCTGCGTTCATCAGTGTTTTGGTCTGTATTTATGAGAAAACCTAGATGATCGATAAGTGCTATTTTGATGTTGTATCTTCTTTGAGCGTATTTAATAGAGGATATGATATCTTGTAGTAGAGCGTTTCCATATTGATCGAGGATATAAAGAGGCATAGCTCCGAGTTGGTTCATAGCTGTTCTTCGTTGTTCTTTAGATACTTTTGTGAAGTCCTGCCCGAGTTGGCACCTGAGAAGTTTTTGACATGTTCCGATTGGAGATTGTTCGAAAGAGGTTAGCATGATAGGAACGCCTTGTTGAGCTTGATACCAACATTCAAAGGTGGCCCATGTTGTTTTACCGTGTCCTGTGTCACCGGTGATAACCCATAAGCCGGCCCCTATGCCACCGGCACATGAATCTATTCTAGCGGATGAAGTTTTGAGTCCTCTGAGTTGTTGAGGATTTGATATAAGATCTTCGAGTTCATCAAGATAGTCGCTTACGGTTTTGAGAGCAATATGTTCTTGAAAGGATACAGCTTTGTTTATAAACTTTTGAATATCATCAAGCCATTTCGTTTCCTCATTATTCATAATGTATTCATTGAAGTCGTTGTATGTATCGCATTTCATTTTGTAACATCTTTCTTTTCCGAGTTTTGATGAAAGTTTATCAGCTCCTTCTTTACCGGTTTCATCATCATCATAATTGATATAGATATTTTCAAAGGGTTCGATAGCGTCTAGCCAATCATCAGGCCAGTTGGATTTGGCCCCCGTAGTACCAGAACAGACGTTTACATTTGGGTTAGCTGATAGATATGCTAGTACATCAAATTCCCCTTCAGTAATGATTATATTGGTATCATAATGATGATCAAGGTTATCTATATTAAATAGAGTCATAGGTCGACCGCTACAGTGTCGTATTTTCTTTTTTTCATCCTGTTTGGGAAGTGATCGGAATTTGAGATTTATAACTTCACCTTCTTTGTTTCGTAGTGGTATGACGATCCAAATATTATCAAATTGGTCAAGCATAGCTCCGAGTTGAAATTTTCGTATGACGTTATCTTTGATCTTTCTATAATCGTATAAGTATTCAATAACGTGAAGGCCAAAGGGCATATCATAAAGATTGTTATGATATTTAAGATGTATATCTTTTTCCCATTTGAAAGGGCTATTTGATTCTTCGGGTGTGTTGTTTGTGGGTACTTGTTGATCGGTGAGGTTGTAAGTACTGATTATTTTCTTGAATGTTTCAGCTTGTTGATTGATATAAAGTTTGTTTTCTTCAGCCCAGTTCATTACTTTTTTACGATCTTCTTTAGGTAGTTCTCTGTATCGTTTATCTTGAAGTGTATATGCTATGAGATCGATAATATTGCCGGTTGCTTTGCATTTGTGACAAGTCCAGCCTTTGAGGTTCTTAATGAAACCAATTGGAGGTCGTTTGTCGTTTGTTCCTCTTTTTTCAGCTCCACAAGCTGGGCATGGTGTAATCATATTTTTTCTGATCGTTAGGCCGAGTGCTGAAGCTACTGAATGGATTCCTGATTCGTTGATTTGTTCATACCATTTCATTTTTGTTCGTTGTCCTTTGATTGTTGAGCAAAGATAGACATTTGAAGATTTGAGAGTGTTATGTTGGGCTCTTCTTCTTCACTTGATTCTTCGTATTCGTTGAATTCGTTTTGATAATATTTATCTACTTCTGATTTTTCTAGCAACATAAAAGGCATGAATAGATCTTGAGTAGGAATATTTTTGTTTTGTAGAGATTTCCATTTCTTAGCTCTACTGATTTTTTCTTTGATCTTTGATTTTCTGAAAAGATTATCAAGTGTTCCGTAGAATCGTTGAGCTTCATTATCACCATTGATAAACTTTACATAATCATCTTCGCTATTTGATAGATATTCAAATAGAAGTATGAGATCGTCTTTTGTTGTCTGTTTTAATATTGCTTTGATTTTCTTAATCTTTGCGTTTGATATGACAGACTTGTTTTTCTTTATATGTTTTCGATACTTGTTGTATTCATTGAATACAAATTCGTGATCTTGCATGTTTATTCCGTTGTAAAAAACAGCGATATTTATTGTTCTTTGTTTATTTCATTCCAAGCCCACATAGCTACGCCAGCCGAATCAGTGATATGATCGTGTATTCCGAGTACTGCCAAATGATGATCTACAGTAGGTACTTTCTTTGGAACGTATTCAAGCGAGTATTTTTTTACTACTTCTCTTTTTGTGAAGTATGGGACCGAAATTAATTCTTTTCGCCATTTGTTTGGTTGTACCCACATAACTCTATTCAATGATCTGGTGTAGTTGTGAACAGATCCGGCTATCATCCCAGCAAACCGAGATACGATAATAGCTGTTCGATTGTTAGAACCGACATAGGCGTCTTCACTGCATAGATAAAAAAGTTCATCTTCTTCTTTCAGTAATAGTACATACGCACCTATTTGTGCTCCTATATCAGCTCCACATTTACAATCTATGACCGTTTTTTCATCAGAACCGTATGTAGATATAGATAGAACATAGACACGGCCTGCTTTCCTATTTCTACATTTCCATTCAAATACGACTTGTGCTACTTTATCTTTCAATATCGTAGCAGCTCCATTACTAGCTGGATCTATACCTACAACAATCATTCTTCTTTATTCCTTAAAAGGGGATATCGTTATTATCATCATCATCAGGAATATCCCAATCATCATTTTCATCTGGTTCATTTGATGTACTCTTTTGATATTTTGGAAGTATTTCAGTAGTCCAGCCTTGTTCAATTCTGTATTCATTGACTTTTGCATAGTTGCTTTCAGCTTCTGATACATGTTTGACTTCGCTATCAGTGTATTCCGGTACTTTTCCGTCTTTCAGTACTTTTGATAAGTTTCTCATTTGTAGTCTTTTCTTTCCGTTATATTCATCATCTACTAGATCTACTTTGATACGATTGCCATTCTTTAAGAGAAGAGCTTGAACATCTTTGGGATCTTCATTATCGAATACATCACTATACATTAAAACGGCAGCTAGTTCGGCCCATCTCCAGTTATGCGATTCTCTTAATAGATATCGTTGACTTATCGTTTTACCTACATCACCGTTTTCTTTATTATCAAGATCGTGCAAACAAACATAAAATATTTCGCAATATCGTTCTTGATTCATTGTGTATCGAAAAGAGGCCGAAGCTGGTGCTAGTATCTTCTTTCCTGCTTTCATTGGTTCTGTTGATCTCCGATCATTATTGGATGATTGATGATCAGAAGGATTTATTTTTGGCATGATTTCTCCTTATCCTTTGTATTGTTGAATTGATTGAATGATATTATCCATTTTTGGATCTTTAATGATACCTTCTAACGGATTTGCGATTTTGCAAAGTACTGTAGAAGGGCCATCAAACATAACGTATCTTTGAGAAACACGTTCGTTTTCTTCTTTTACATCCCTACGATACAAGTAACCTATTATCGTGAACCATTGAGCGATTTCACGACCGGTTTTCTTACCGATAAAGATAGGACTATAATGACGTTTTCCAGTAGCTTCTTCGTTATCGTGTTCCATAAGAGCGGTACAAATGACGTTGATAGGTAGATCTCTCAGTGTTCTGATGAGTCCTTTCGTTGCGTCTGCGAGTTTTCCGTAATCTTGCAATTGCATACTATCTCTTCTAGCCTTTTTCAGTATATCGTCTTGAATTAATCGTTGTGTTTCTGTCAAAGAATCGACTACTAATGTTTTATATTTTGCTAGTGATTTATCACCATTTCGCAAAGCTCCTATCACGTTTCTTACATCTTGAGCTGTATTGACATAAATAATATCAGCCTCAGGATTGGAGGCGTTGATTGATGTAATCGCTTGACGTTCGGTTAATAGTACTAGAACCGGTCCAGGCCCTGTAACTGCTAGGGTTGTTTTTCCTGCACCAGAATCACCGTATATCAAAGCCTTGATCGGTGCATTACTTGAAGCTTTGGAAGCTTTTTCTATCTTAAAAGACATATTTTTCTCCGTTGAATTAGAAAGGTAGACCTAATTGGTCTGAGTTAATTATATCATAATCTGTATTATTTTCAATCTTTTTCCAATATATTTTGTGCTTTATTGTTTCATTTATATCTTCGATTGCTACATTCGGTTGACATAAATAGCTATATTTACAGCTGAGATATTGTTGACATATAGGATACCTAGAAGCTGTATATTGGAATGTCATATTATCAGCATTGATAAGTTTTGTTTTCAGTTCATGCATAGAGCAAGCTGTACTATAATCTTCTAATACAGATCGTGTCATGTCATTTTCATTAATTGATGTAATCAAAAAACAGAAGTAGTTCGGATCTGCTTTGGTCTTTAGCATTTCCAAATGTTCTTCATAATCACTTCGATCTAATTCATATTTGATAATAGATTCTTCATAGATCCAACTCGGAACAAGTTTGGCCTTAGCTGTTGATAGTTTGCCGGACTTTAACGGTTCCGGTGGTTTTGGCACTTTGCTATGACATAGATCCCAAATGACACCTTTGACTTCATATTTTGATAAATACGTCATATCTCCATGTTTGATTTCGTAATCAAGTAGAGAACAGTAGCCAGATAACTGCATATCAAATAAAAACTTTCGTTCGTATGAAGTAGGTTGTGATGTTGTCTTATGATCTAGTATATAAAGCGATTTTGTTCCACGTTTGAGAAGTATAGCGTCAGCTTTTCCTACTTTCCAGTATGGTATACATACATCAATCAAATTGGATCGTTCTTTGTTGATACCAGCTGGATATAAACAATCATCTTCTTCTATTATATATGTCTTTGGACTATAGATTTCACCGGTCTGAGGATGAAGTATAGGCCTGGCTAGAGTTTGCTCTATTGCTATGATTTCGTATTCTTTATGAAGTATAGCCCAATGATCGCACCAACCCACGATAGCTCTTTTCATTCTATCCAAACAGTTTTCTATCCATTCTTCTTTAGCTTCTTCGATTACTTGTATTGCTTCACGTTCTTCTTCAAAAGACTTTCTTCCTACGATTTCAATCAGTTCCAGAGCTTCTTCTTTGGTTATACATGTATCTGTATTCTTCATTCTTAATAATGCATGTTCCATTACTACATGCCAAACGATCCCATATAAAAGAGCGTCTCCTTTTTCTGTTGTTTCTATATTCATCAAATAACCATACGACCATTTTCTTTTACAACCTAGCTCAACGAATTCGCTATTTGTAAAAGTCCAAGCTGGGCCTATCTGTTTGATTCGTTCGCTATCTTCATATCTATTCATTACAGTTCGATATTCTGTTATGTTCATTGTTCTATTCTCCTTGTTAATTATTCATAACATGAAGAGTGTTATCTTTGTCGGTCACTTTCTGACAAAAAGAAGAAAGGGCAACCAACGAAATGAGTCACCCTTTCAAAAGCAAATTTCCTTAAAACTTTAACAACGGAGAAGAAAAATTGCTTGGCTGTTTTTGTCAACGAACAATTTAAGTATTACACAAAATGATTTAGTATGCAAATTAAAAGAGCTTTAATTGTCTTTGATGTTGTTTCAATCGTTTACAAGCTTCTTCATAATATCCTGTATCTAGTTCGTACCCATCCAACGAATAGCCCATATCATCACAAGCTATTGCGATTGAACCAGAGCCTAAGTGAGTATCTAATATTTTATCTCCTTGCTTTGCATAGTTACGCAAAATCCATTTGTATATTCCAACAGGCATTTCACAAGGATGTTTTGTACTTCTTCCTTTAGCTACAAAGTTAGTCCATGTTTGTTCATATATTTCAATCTTTTTGTGAAAAGTGCATGAAGCAATCACGGCCTTTGAAAAATCCGGCATGGGTTGATTTTTTACCCAAATAATAGCTCCATATTTTTCTTCAAAGCAATTAAAATAATTTGCTCCAAATATGATTCTATTCTTTGATACTCTTTTCAGTTCTGAAAAATATTCTTCTGTCGGAATGTTATCATTCCAATCAACTTTTGATCCACGTTTGGCCCCGCTAGTTTGAACAAAGTTTCCAATTCCAAACGGAGGATCAACGATAGCTAGATCAAAACTATTATCATTCATGTTTTTCATAGCTTGTAAACAATCTTCATTGTATATGTTTATCATGTTCGTTATTTCCGTTAAAATAATTTCAATTGTCTTTGATGTTGTTTGAGTCTATACATTGTTTTCTGATAGTATTTTTTATTTATTTCATAACCTTCAAGATCATACTTCAGCTCATGGCAAGCTATTGCAATACTGCCAGATCCGATATGCGTATCTAGGATCTTATCTCCCTGCTTTGCATAAGTATTAAGTAGCCACATATATAGAGCTACCGGCTTTTGTGTTGGATGTATTCTATTTGGATTTTGACTTATATGTTCATACATTTTCATCACACCTTTGAAGCTGGTCCATGCCATTTCCCAACGTGAAAAAGACGGCATACAATTCTTTTTATCCCAACAAATACATTCTCTCGTAGGTGGTAGACCGAAGTAGTTACCACCCCAGATAATCTGATTCTTTGATACTCGAAACAGTTCATCAAAATATTCTTTCGGTGGCTTTTTATCCCATTTGTTTACTTCTTTACGTTGAAAAGAAGATCCTTTTTTTCCACCCATTTGCATACCGGCCTCGAGCATTCCGTAAGGCGGATCTACAATAGCTAGATCAAATTGATCTGTTTTCATTGACTTCATAGCTTCCAGACAATCTTTGTTGTGTAATTGTATCATTGTTCTATTCCTCTAAGGCAACCAACGAATAACAGTTTCACCCTCATAGCCTTTTTCCCATACATACCAAGCATAAGCTATCGCTGTAACTGGTTTGGTTTGAACATCAGGCAAAGTACAAGCTATTCTCGTTGTATGAATATAGACATATTTAATTGGATGTTTCTTAAAAAATTCGTTTCTTTGCTTTCCTTCTAAACAAAGTAGACGCATTAAGAATATTAACTTATTTCCATTTTCTAATAATTTGATTGCGTGTTCTAAGAAAGGAAGAATCAATTTGAAAGGTGGGTTTGTAATTATGTCGCCACCTCCAACATTTTCTTGATAAGTCATAAAATCGCTTTGTTCTCCATATCCTCTATCTATCAAATCTGATGAAAAAACATTATATCCGTTGTTTTCCAAAATCTTCGATATAGCACCATCCCCACAGGAACATTCCCATAGATTTTTATCTAACACTTCTTTATCTCTGTATAGATAACAATTTAAGAAATTAACTACAGCTGATTGTGGCGTAGCATAGAAGTCATTTTTTTCTCTTTCGTTATCTGCATGAGCTGACGAACCTATCTGAGTAAGATTATCTGTCTTTATCTTTTTATAATCTTCTTCTTCTTCTAAGTTCAATATCTTGCAAAGATTTAATTGTAGATGTCTGCTTTTCTGACTTGATTCGTCTGTAGACATTATCCTCTCCTTTTGTTATTTATTTTCCCAAACTGAACACAAACCCCATTTACTACAAGATGGTTCGTCTGTATCAAACAATTTAAATTGTTTTCCACCGTGCGTTGTTTTGCTCCAAAGAACAACTTCAGAAAAAGGATCATGTTCTTTTCTTGAAAAAAATTGATTGAAATAATATCCGTATTTTTCTTTTACTTCTTCTAATCTTTCAATTTGTGATTGTGTGTTTGTTGTTTTTTTCGTATGAATACCAGTATACTTTTCTAATTTTTCAATTATTTTTATTCGTTCTGTACTTAAAATAGAAATTTCTTTTTTCTTTGCATAAATACAAGGATAGCAACCCACTCTCGAGCTTCCTTGTAGATACAAATTATTCGGTAGAATATTATGCTTATTGTGTATATCAATTACGTCTTTTTCCGACCATAGATATAACGGCCTCCATACATCACAATCTAAATGATCATGATAATCCCATTCTTCTACATTTGCTCTAGCTCTACTTTCAGCTCTTCGAACGCCTATGATAGATATTACATCATTATCATGATTGTCGAAATAATCTTTAACTACTTCTAGTTTCAAGCTTCTAGTACACCACTTGCGAAATCTACTAGGCATACACTTATGATAGAAACATAGTCTTACAAACGGGCTTTCAAAACCTAGATCACTTTCAATTTCTAAAATCATTTGTTGCGTTTCTTTCGGAAATTGAGAAATATCGACATGTTTCTTTAATCGTGTGATCTTTCCGATCTTAGTTTCTAAGTAATCTAAATAGTCATACGTTTCTTTGGATTCCCAGCCTGTATCAAAAAATACTCTTTCAAAATCATTCGTTGTATATCCGTTTTCTAACAAATACAGACATGTAGCTGTACTGTCTTTTCCTCCGCTTACTGATACAACTAAATCAAGATTGTTACTTAATTTCTCTTTTGATAATTTTGTCAAACCCATATCAATCCTCTAATAGTGTATATGTAAACGTATCACCCCATTTTTCAGCTGATCTCTTACACAACGATATAAACATGTCATATTCATTTGGGTTAGCGAAAACTTGACATCCGGCTGACCATTTATCTACTTGTGTTGATTCTCTAGTAGCATTGGATCGGTGAATGTTAATTCCAAAATAACCATTTTGATACGTTTCAGCTTCTAGATCTAACTCTCGGTCTTTGGTATTGTCACGATATACTCTAACTTTACCAACTTGTGTAAGAGCTTCGTATTTTCCTCTGTGAAGCCCTAACTTATGACTACTTCTATATTGACCGGCAACCAGAATAGCTGTACCCTCAACTCTACTAGGATTCTGCAAGTGATAGAGGCCTGGATCTGTTGTTATCTGAAATTTCAACTGTACCCATTCATCAGATTCATCCTTGTAAACGACATATAGCCAATCGTCAAACTTGTTAGCTTCTCTCGTTATCGATCTGACACCGATTATATTTAGATTGTACTGACCTCTTTCAAAAGTCATGTAGCCGTTCTGCTCTACTCTGCTCAATATTCTAGGTTTCATTTTCATATCTCCAAAATGTTTTGTAATAATGTTATCTATGACTTTATTGTATTGCAAATTATGATTTTGTTTCAATCGCTTGAATACTTCTTTATCATAATACGCTTTTGATATGAGCTTCTTAAAATCAGGCTTCATTTTTAGTCCAGTCGTGTGGGAAGTTCATCATATACTCTACAAAGTTTGGATTCACCATGTACTTGTATTTGATTCGATCCTCGTCAGTAGTTCCTAACTTTCTGAGCATATCCATTAACAACGTGTCAAAAGTCATAGTAGAATCGCAATGACTCAATCTTTTTCCGTCAGCTTTGCAAGGGGTGAAGTACGATTTTGTGTATTTGCGTTCTAATGTATATGATATTGCATTTGACTCATATAGAACACCATTCAACATTTTTCCGTTTTGTGGTAGTACTTCTGAATATTCATTGTCTGTATTCCATAGATTCAGCTGATCGCTAATTATTCTATTATTTCTGATTCGAGCGTTTATTTTTGCTTTACTCGGGAATACGGATCTATTTCCAGATATCAGAAAACTGTCTTTTATACAATGTCCTATCAGCTCACTACATGCCGGCACGATAGCATTTCCAAGCTGTTCAACTCTCGTTCTTTGCTTGTTTCGATATTTAATATCAATATCATTTGTTGGTATCATTTCAGATACACTAGCTTCTTCATTCCAGTATTCTTTCATTTCTATATTTCTTTCAAAATAATAATCTAATTCTTTGTCATGATTCGGATATGCAACGGCAAACCAACGTCTACGCAAATGAGGAGCCCCAAGCTGTTCAGCTGATATCGTTACCCATTCAACAGAATAATTGATGTTATGCAACGTAATCAATACTTCATTTAAGCATACACTTCTGATATTTGGAACATTTTCCACAACTACGATAGCCGGCCTATATTCTTCTATGATTCTTACCATTTCAAACCAAAGTCCAGATTTGGCCCCAGCTAGACCGTCTCTAGTTTTAGTATTTGCTATAGAAATATTTTGACAAGGAAAACCACCACACAAAATATCTATATCCATATCTACAGTTTGTTTATTGATATTCTTTACATCATCATATACTGGTATATCGTCAAACCTCTTTGACAGTAATGATATGTTAGCTTTATCGTTATCACATAGAAAAGCGGTTTTGAAAGTTAGAGCTTTACTCAAGCCCATTTCAAAACCACCTATTCCAGAAAACAAACTGCCAAGTTTCATCATTCAGAAGCTCGCAATTCTATAACATTCGATTCTTCTACTACACTTGATAGCATTTCTTCAAGATCAAATCGTTCACTATGAACATCTGTTATCTTTACCATTTCGGTTTTATCTATTCCTGTTTTATGATTGTTGTATGTATAGATAAACTTCGGAATTTCGCATTTACCAAACGCAAACTTTATTCCTAGATCAGTAGGTCTATACATGCCTTGTTCTTCTTCAGAACGCTCAGCTAGTCCCCAATGAACAACATAGGGATAGTCATGACTATGATAGTCACATTCTTTGAAGTGAACATATTCACCTTTTCCCTGACTTTTTGACTTCATTGATAGAAATACAAGTGATTGAAGAAATACACACATGTTTTTCGATACCTTTCTTTTGTATTCCTTAACGTATTGATCACAACAATCGCAACGTGTTCCTCCAGGCTCTCTACGAAGTACCTTCAGCTCTTCACGTTGTACTATCACCGCCAAATCAAGCATGACAGCTGAAACTAAAGATGGATACATTTTGACTATCTTCTTTAATAGATACGTTTTTCTAGATCCGATATATTTACTCATTTCACCACATATCCAGATCCTCAATTTTTCGCTCTGTTCCGGTGATAGGTTAGGCCGTTCTGTCAACGAATCTATCCAGTCATATCTTACTTGATCACTTGCTACATTACTCATGATTATCTCCTATTCTTTTTGTTCTTTCTTTTTGCTTTCTTCTTTTTATATTCAGCTTCTGATATTTTTCTTCTAGCGTTTTGTATTCCACTAGGATACAAAGAGCTGCTTTTGACTTTATCGTCATACACTTGACCTAATGCCATAAGCCGGTTTATCTTAGATTGACTTTTCATTTTTATCTCCGTATTTAAGATTCTTAATTATTATAACACATTATGAGGTATGCGTTATGTTTATCATGTTATTTTTCAATAGATACATAATGATATCTTCTTTCGGTATTGATATCACTTCTTTATCATCAGACTTCTTCATAGCTGTTCTTTCACGATTCATAACAATATTTATATTTGTGTTTAATCGTTGTATTTCGCTATTCTGTTTCTCGATCAGCTTCGTTTGTTTCTCAATACGTTCTTCTAATCGAAGCACTTTATCAACCAGTGTTTCTAGCCAAGTACCAACAATATGATTTTCAGTGTCTACAACACTTTGAACAGCTTGCTCTACTATATCGAATGTCTTATTTTCTTCCGGACCAGAATATATAAGATTTTCAACAGTACAACCAAACACTTTTGCAAATACTTCTAATACAGTATCTTTGACGAGTTTTTGGTCTTTGCTCTCTATTTGCTTGTAGTGAGATAATGAAATAACAAAATCCGATTTCGTAGGATCATCTTTGTTGATTGAATTCACATGTTCTACAAACTTCGTTTGCGTTGCAAAGTGTTTCTTTCTCAATGCTTTTAACACTTGTCTATTTACGATATATTTTTTGTTATAATTTATATGTTTTCTATATTTTCTAGTCATTATCTTCTCCGTTGTTGTTATTTTCCTCTGTATCTAGTTCATCAATCTGATCAATAACGTCACTGATCGTATCACCATGACAAGCTTTTGTTATAGAAAGGGCAATCTTTTTTAGAGACTTACCTAGCAAAGGTACTTCGTGAAAATCATGTCTTATTGAACCATTACCACCTTCATATAGCTGATCTTTGCGTTCAAGCTCTTCAGCTAGAGCTTTATGTATTTCAAACTCTTTTTTGGTAGAGTAACAAGTGACATACATGTTCATATCAAGCATGTCTGTCGTGACGATTATATAAATCATTTTTACCTCCGTTGTAGTAAAATCATTATATCACAAAACGTATTACTCTGTGAAACTTTTTATGATTTTATTTCACTTTGTTCTTCTTTGATTATTTTTCTGATGAAAATAGTGTCGGCCTGAAGAACAAGCTCCAATCCTAGAAATTCCACCAATCTCATCACTGCATACCACGGAGGTTGACGTTTGTCAGAACCACTCGCTAACGTACTACAAGATTGAGGACTCATTTCAAGAAACATCGCTGTTTCTGTATTATTATGACCAGTTTGAGCCATATATGTAGCTCTTAAATCTCGGAACAGAGCTTGACGTGGCATGTCAATCCCTTTGGTTGCGTATTTTCCAAACATGTTGATCTCCTTTGGTATATATTCAATAATAACACAAAATGATCTATATGTCAATTTGTAGTATTATGTTGGTGGTGAAGTCTTAAAAGGGTGACTAGAAGGAAGTAAGGCCTCTAAATTCCACTTCCAAGCTAGATATCCTTCTGTCTTTTGGCGAATCGTATCTGTCATGCCACCAGAACCAACTTGAACCAATAAATATTCTGCTAGATCAAATGATCCATATAGATAATCCGGAGCTGTTTCAGTAAACACTCTTCTACCTAGCATAAACAATAAGCCTGGATCTGATAAATCTGAATTCAACGGTCTATCAGATAGTACTGTTCCCACTATTGATCCATTAAAATAAACAGCTGCTCTATTTGTTATAGTGCCAAAAGATATGATTTCTAGTATTCCCCAATTCTGCATTACAAAGGCCGGCCCCTTTACTTGAGCCGCACTATTGTTGAAAAATCTTCCATCTCTGTCGTGTGTTGTACTACTTAAAATAGAATTCACAGCTTCAAATTGATATCCTCTTCCGTAATTACCAAGTGGAGCTACAGTATCATCAGGATCTGAAACAGATCTGCCATCTCCAACTATACCATTATTTTCCCAAAATCTAATTACTGCAAACATAGCTACGCCTAGATTAAATCCCGAATTGAATATATCGAATCCAGAATTGATAGCTCCTTGTAGAAAATTATTCTTTGATCGATCAAAACGAACATAAGCCAAACTATTCAACGTAGCTGATGTGGGCGATTCCGGTCTATTACTACCGGTTTGAGTTAATGAATAACTTGAACCCAATCGAGTTTGTGAAGAATCTGCCCACGAATCTACAAAATCTCCAGTCTTTGTTAAACCTACATCACCTCTTAACCATAGAATGAGAAATGTAGATGTTAGATCTACAGCTGTGTCATAGAAACTGTTTGGATATAGGCCAGTATAAGCTCCTGTTCCGGATGAAGTATATTGGAATATCGTGAAGTTATCTACATAAGCGGTCCCACCTTGCATTTGAATACCAGCATATCCAGTAACCAAAGCTGAAACCGAAGAATCTCCAGCATTAACTAACACTTCATCATCTACTAAGAATTGAATCGTTACGGGATTTGTTCCAAATGTATTCAATCTCATAGTATGCAATACACCATAAGTATATGTATCATTTGAAAGAGTAGAACTAGCTAACACAGTATCAACACCAGACACTCTTCTAACTATTTCAGCAACCCCATCTTTTGGCGATATTCGACCAATATAACAAGATTCAGCTGTTGTAGGGGCCGTAGTAGTCAGAGCTGAAGCTCGGCTAATAATACCCAATGAAGCTCCATTAAACGTAGTAGCACTGACGTATGTAGGAAACGCATAATTCATAGTTACTGCATAATGAACATCAGTGAAATTTGTTGTTGTTCCTGCCAGTGTAAACAAATAATCTTCTGCATACTGACTTTGACCAGCTGTAGTGACTAGCACTCTACCGGTTAATAGCCCTGTCGGATCGTTTATAGCTCCCCAGCCAGATCCTCCGCTCCAATTGCTCTTTGACATTATCCTCTCCCTTCACCACGTTGATGATATGGTATTGTAATATCATGAATCAGATTACCGAACCTAATCAAACTCGATCCACGATCAAACTTTTTAAGTAATACATAACCACCTAACCAAAATATTTCACTCGTTGGATGAGCTATCATGTTGTGTAGAGTCCAGTGTAGCGGTTTCGGTAGAACTTTCGTTATGATCTTGTTTCCTGTTTTCATCTTCTGTATCCTTTCTTGTAATTGTGACATTGTTCTGAGCTATTGCTCGGATGATTTGATCGTCAGTTTCTGAAGGATTTCTTTTTGCCATTTCAAACTGATGTTTTCTAACTGCTCTATTTTTGTTCCAACGTCTGATATGAAACCAATTTAATTCATTTGACATGTCTATTCTCCTATCGGTTGTCACCACTTCCTTTTATCGTACCACGTTCATATCTACTTTGTAACTTCTTATTATTTTCTTTGGCTATCGTTTCTAGATCTGTTCCGATTTCTCTAGCACATGCTGAAACGTACCATAGAACATCACCAAGCTCTTTGATGATATCATATTTCTTTTTCTGTATTCCTACTTCTATACTTTCTTCATCACGAATTATCTTTTTGATTTTTCCAGAACATTCACCAGCTTCTTCAACCAAGCCCAAAAATACATAGCAAAGGCCTATGTTGTTCACTCTAGGATAGTTAGCTGTTTTTTCAGCTTCTCGGTCGTATTCATCAAATGTCATTCGATTATTTCACTTTGTTCTTCTTTGAATACTTACCACTTCGAACATACTTGCGTTTTGTCTTTGGTTCTTCTTTCTTCTTCACTACTTCTTTCTTTGGCGGTGGTTTTTCTGTCTTTGGTTCTTCTTTTGGTTCAACAATATCTTTTCTAACATCTTCTTTGTAAGCATTGAAAGATACGATTGACTCAATATGAGCTTTGCGTATCGTCATGACTTTGATCGTGGCCTTTGGCAAGATATTATCTTTGATTCTTTCATCAACACCATGTAGCTCCATATAATCAGATCCCAGTATCGCACTTTCAAATATCGCTTTGCAAGGCACCGGTGCTATTTCTTTGGCACCATTCAATTTAATATAAATCACAAACATAAAAAAGCTCCTTTCTATATCATTTTGTATAACATAGAAAGGAGCGGAATACAATAAATTGTATTATTATTAATTCTCCAACCCGAAGAAATTCTTTTAATTATTTACTAAGCGAAATAATTCACTTGAATCAATTCACCGTTAGCTGGGTTAGCTCCTAGTGTTACGGTTGTAGTACCACCACTAGAAGCGATAGTATATTCACTAGAATCAGCTGGTGAAGCTGCTACACGTTTCAAGATTTGACCATTCCTAGATACAACAGCTCCAAACACCCAAGTAGCTGAATTGATATCATTTGTTAGAGCAAATGCAAGAGTAGAACCGTTCGCTGTAAAATTATCTATGTAAGGTCTAAATGCCAATTCAGAAAATGAGAGAGAACCAACATTTAACACACCACTAGTTTCTGATAAACCTGTACCAGCTATAGCACTTACAAGATCGGAAATAGATTCTTTCTTTGTACTGTTAGAATCATCAGCGTCTATAATCGCTATGCTATCATTGGCTACGTTTACTGTTGCAGCTGTTAATTCATTGAGATCTAGAGCCATTACAGCTGAACTAGCACTCAAACCATTTCCAGCAAACAAACTAGCAATATCATCAATACTTTCTTTTCTTATAGCGTCAGAAGAACCTGTATCAGAAAATGTTATAAAGTCACCGGAAGCTATTGTAGCAGCTGTCATGTTAGCAATATCTAAGGCTAGAACACCGTTAGAAGATCCTAGACCAGTCCCAGCAAAGAAAGCAGCTAAATCAGTGATTGTTTCTTTTCTTATGTTGTTAGAATCACTTGTGTCTGAAAATACGATTTCATCAACACCTTGTATAGCTGCACCGGTTAAACTGTTAATATCTAACGATAACACTGCTGAAGCAGCTGCAAGTCCAGTACCGGCAAATAAAGCTGCCAAATCGTCTACTGTTTCTTTCTTCGTAGGCTTTCCACCAGCACTATCATCCGCAAACGCAAGGAAGTCACCACTAGCTATTACTTCTGATGTTAATTCTGCAATATCCAAAGCAAGAGCTGAACCGCCTCCACCACTAAGACCGTCACCGGCTACAGAACCAGCTAATTGATTTTCAGTTATGCCATTGTCTGAAACCTTAATACCACCGGCCCCTACAGTAATTGTAGTCCCATCATTTTGAACTGATAATGCTAAAGGCCCACCACCTGTCAAACCATTTCCAGCTGCACTTGATTTGATTCTTAAAGTATCGCCATTAATTTCAAGAGTATTATCATCAACATTAACCGATAACGTATTTCCAGACTTTGAAAGACCGGCTCCAGCTGTTATTTGACCGGCACCATTGAACTGAACAAATGTTAGACTTGTGAAACCAACTTGAATAGGTTGATTTGTAGTTAATGTAAACCCGTTATCTCCATTTGTTGTACCTTCTTCGATAAACACAGCTGCACTAGCCATTTCAGAACCAATATCAAAATCTGTCGTTCTAGTTAGTACTGAGTTAGTTACAGCTTGACCGTTTTCAAATGTGGAGCCTCCAGTTATACATCCGGCATTACTAAGTGAATAAGTAACTGCTTTTCCGTTTCCACCGGTTCCGGTAGTTACTAACGATACAATAACTTTATCAGGATCTACATTGTCTATTCTAGCGTCAAGATCGGGATTACCTACTAAAGAATCTCGCAAAGATAAAGATACTTCTTGATTTACTGAAGTAGCTGTTTTTTCAAATTGATTACCAATTCGGCCTGGGGTACTCAATACAGCTTCCATTATTACTGTACTATCATCAGCCTTTGTGAATGTAATCTTATCGCCACTACTACCGGTAGTAAATGATTGAGGTGAAGTAGTTTGAGCACCTAATTCAAAAGCTGTCATAGCATTACTAGCTATTTGAGGATTATCACTAGAAGCTCCTGCATCCGCTAAATATATAAATCTTTGAGATCCACTCTGATCTATTTGAAATTTTCTAGGATTTTGAGCTTCTATAGCATTTGTTAGATTCGTCATTGTGTCAGCTGCACTAGCACCTATTGCTACATTACCAACGCCATCTCCAAATGTAAATGTGTGTGATGTTCCAGTAAAATCATCAATAACAAGATTTGATACGTTATTGACTAGATTTCCGTTGTTTACTAGATCGACAAGTACTTTTCCTTTTACACCACTTGTAATGTTACTTGCATTTGCTATAGTTACTTCAACTGAAGCTCCTAATGCGTTTCCGTCTGTTGAAAGCTGATAAATACCGTTTTCAGCTGGATCTGTTGTCTGATTTTTCAACAGTATACGATCATTTGCTCGAAGTGTAACGCCATCTTGTGTAATTCCGGAGTTTGTAACTGTAAGAGTAGCACCAACGCCATCCGTTCCATTTGCATAAGTACCAGTAATGTTAGCTGTTGAAGCTGCTCGGCAAGTGTCTTTCCAGTTAAGGCCGTTGATAACACTATCAACGTAACTCTTAATAGCTACTTCAGAGTCAGTAGTAGGGGTTTTATAAGTTAGTGATGTAACACTAGAAAAATCGTAGTTTCCAGTAGTTAGATCTATTTTACTAGGGTTAATAATCGCGTCAATCAATTGATCGCGAACAAATTGTATAGCCATAATCGCTCCAAATAGTATAAAAAAATAAAAGATTATTGTTCAGAAGGTACATAGTCTACGATCAAGTATTGTCCTACTAGAGGAACAAATGTCGTTGAAAATGTCTTATTGGATAATTCTGTTATTGTTTCGCCTACTATTTGACGTTGACCATTCCAATACACTCTTAAACTACCACTAGAATATTGGTTTGTCAAAGAAAATGTAGTAGCTGATCCAGTTATTTGAGAACTGATGTTTTCTGTTATTTCTTCAAGATCTCCAGAACTAGATCCTGAACAAATGCGTTGTGGGTACCTACCTTCAGGCCATTCTTTTGAAAAGCTTTCGATTGTTACTTGTCTCGGATTGTTTCTAGGATTCTGAAACCAACCAACGATATTATTGATTATTCCTTGACTATCTTCAAAAGTTTCAATTGTTAATGTAGTAAGAGCTGAAACGCTTGGATTCGGAACGGGTCCCCAGCCTCCTGTCGATACATCATTAAACGTTTCTCTCGTCAATCTAGGAAGATCGCTTTTGTCTGATAACGAACTGTCAACAGTTTCTTCTGAAAAAGCTGTTTGATTCCACGTTGCACCACCACTATTTGAAAGAGGTTGTACTTGAAACATACTGAAAAAGTTATTTACAAAACTACCGAATTCAGCTAGGCCTTTATCTGCTACTGTTTGGCCTTGTAGTAGTGTGTTCGTATTCCACACTTGAGTAGTAGCATTTTGAGCTGCATTTTGAGCCGGATTATTCAAAATAAAAGCCGTCATGCTTTCTGTTGTTTGGAACAAACGATCATTGATTCCCAAACTATTCAATTGTTCAGCTTTATTTGTACTCTGATTGATGATGTTCATTGATTGAACTGTATTTGCGGTATCTATATCAGATTCGCCAAATAATGTAGCCATATCTTGTTGTTCTTCTGTTATTGCTAGCTCTTCTTCTTCGGTTGATTGACTTGCTACAAGTACTTCCCACGATTGAATTCCTGTTGATGAATCTACCGGAAACCCACCAACAACCCAAGTAGAATTGCTTTGTTCAGACAAATTCATTCCTAAATAATTAATTGCTTTCAGTACATCAACGGGCGTCATGATTGAAGCTGATATATCATTATTTGTAACTCTCGAAGCACTAAAAACAGAAACTAGATTATTATTGTCAGCTATTGATATGTTAGCGAACGCATTACCAAATTGTATAGCAATTCCGTTTGGCAATACCCCATTGATTGTAGTTACTGCATTATCAAAAAAAGTATTGAGATCCGAAGCTGTATAGCCAGAAGATCGGTCTACTGTTAAATTTCCAGCCATTTATTATCTACTTAATCTTCCACTTCTGCCAAATAACTTCTTTGTTTTGGCTACTGAAACAGCTATTTTGATGATCGTTGCTATCAGTTTATCATCTATAGCTTCTATGGCTTGGCCTACTGCCGGATTCTTCTTTATTATCTTCGTAAAGTCTAACATTCCGTCAATCATTAAAGATACTTGTTGAATTGTATCTTCTTCGCTAAATCCTTTTTCAGATAGGATTTCAGCAAGCTCAACGATTTCATTGATAGGAAGTGAAGCTAATAGTGTTTTATATATTTCTCTCTGATTTGACATGATATTCTCCTGATTCGAGTAAAATCATCTTAACACATAACCATTTATAACATCAAACAAAATCCATAATTTCAATACGATAGACACTTTTCCTCTTTGGTAAGATAAAGCTTCTACTGTTCCATTGATATTTGAAATGTTTAATTTCTCGTCTGATAGCTGTATATTATCACCTACTTTTAACAGAAAAAACAGTTTTGGCGATCCTTCATACTCTACTGTATATGTAGGAAATGTATAATGATTTGATAACCAATCAATAATATATTGAGCTGTAGTATCATCAAAGACATTTATAGCTAGAACCGGCTCCATTTCTCTGAGGCCGATCTTCTGTTCTGATAACTTACAAAGGTTGTGATTTGTGGAATTTCGTTCAAGTGTTTTGTTATAGTTATCGTTCATAGCATTATAATCATACTGAAGTGTGAACTTGTTATATATTTCTTCTCTACTTGATTCTGTAAAACCGGATACTCGATCAAATAGAAGATTTTGACCAGATACCAAACTTAAAACTGAATACTTTGGATTTCTATCAGTGAATACCAAGCCGATCCCTTGAGCTGAATAAGCTAATTGTATCATAGGAAACGAACCGAGAAGAGTGCTAGATATGAATTCAATTGTTGTGGTTACATTATCACCACTTCCATTGATACAAACGTTCGAAGATAGCCCTTGTGGTTCTTTCAGTTTTGATCTGCTAGTCAGTACTTCATCAATACTCTTAATTCCAAAATCTGTATAGTTTGACAATAAGAACACTGCCAAATCTATTACTGTGAATTTATCGTTCTTCTTTATTACATCACAATATACTGTATCTGAATCTGTAAACGTGTTTTCTCCTATTATATAATTTGGCGAATCTACAAACTCTATTCCAGTGTAAGGTCTACTAAGCTCATCATATTCATATATAACTTTCCATTGGTACAAACTAGGATTACTAATTAGGCCGTTCATTGTAGCTTCGGCTTCGCTAACTGTACCAGTACCATTTCTAAAAACTTTTTTCACTTCGATATCATGACCATAGGCTACTAGATATTTTGGCGTTAGAATATTCATATCGATCATAATAGCCGGCACTTTATTCCAACGATTAAATATTAACGGATACCTTTGACTTTGTTGATTCTCCGGTAGATCGGGCAAACTTTCTTCGGTTGTAATATATTCCGGTATAATCTTATCTACGGTCAATTTAGGATCTGATATTGTTACTTCAACAGTTTCTCGATCAGCTCCAAAACTCACACCTGATATCATATCACCAATCATAAACACAAAGCGTTTTTCATAAGGCACATCATCATCAATCAACGATAATTCAGCTGAGCCAGCTAGCATATTACCGCCAAAAACAATATCCAGAGCATTTACACGTCTACCGTCTATCGAAACTGTAAACGATCTTTGACTCGGTGATCCACCTTTCCAATCATAACTTTCATTGATATTTGGTTCGTTAATTAATAACGGTTCATAGACTACAGCTGAATTATTTGAATCATACAATGTTACTGATTGCGTACTCATCCGGATTCGTTTACCATTCGCAAAGATGATATCTACCCCAACTAGAGGATAGATTTTGTTCTGTTGAAAACGTGATTGCCAAAACGAATTTACTATCGTGCTACTATCAGTTAAATCAAATAAATCTCTAAGCTTCATTGTATTTGGATGGCCTCTTGATAAATTCGTTCATAATCTTCATGTGATATATCGATCATGCCAATTATCGGTTCTGATACATTTTCTGTTTTCAATAATAACACCATTCTGATACATACTTCTAAATTTAGTTTGTTTCTCAATACATGATATCCTTGTGGATCTAGAGCTTTGATCCCTTCTTCAGATAAATATTGTCTACTATCACCGAGAGCTATAGCTTCCCAATTCATTTCTATTATTTCATCCGTTGTAAAACATAATATGTCATTGTCTTTTATCGCCATTTGCTTTCCTATTGTTGATTGTTTTTATATAGAAGTCATAGACTTCATCATGATACAGACTTGTAAACAAAACATCATCAGCTCCCTCTACAACCCCATACCATTCTTTTGTTTCACCAGATTCTTCAGAAACAAACCATATCATTCGTATAATGTAAGACTTATTTTCATATTGATACAAACAAATCATGATGATATCTCCGTTGATCTTGTGTAATATATTATATCACAGTTTGATGTAATATCCTACTAATTTAGTATCATTTCACAAGCTTCTAGTAACAGTTTATCAAAGTCTAGTCCTAGCTCTTTGGATATAAACAAACAGATTAAGCATAGATTATATGGCGAACATGAACTCTGTCTGTATTCACGTTTATAGCTCATTATTGTTTGATATTCTATGATATTCTGTTGTATCAACTTCTGTATCATTTCTTCTGTCATGTATTTCTTGAAAAATTCTGTCATTCTTTATCCTTGCAGCTGCTTTGATTCCCTGCAATAAGAGCTTGTTGAAGTCCAAGCCTAGCTCTTTTGATAGGGCCATACTCAAATAAATGATTGATAATGTACTCGGTTGACATTTTTTTTCGGTCCACCTACGAAGTGAATCTTTATCAATGCCGGCCTTTCTACAAAAATATCTTTTCTTTCGATATGGAATTAAATCTATGAAGTCATGTATCGTCATTTGATACCTTTCATCAGATCTTCACAATACTTTGATATCATCATATAGTGATCTCTTTCACGAGCTGCTATAAGACGATTTGACATAGCATTATATGTATTGATACACATTTTCAGATATTCGAGCTTCTTCTTCTTATCGTTCTGAGTTTGCATAACAAGATCTATTCGTTCTCTGTCTTTATGTCCTACTTTATCCAGATCGACTCTCGGTTTCTTTTCTCTCATTCTTCTTTTCTCCTTTGGTTGGATTTTGTTGTTTTTCATAGCACTCGGAACAAGTATGTAAGCTGTTATCTTTGGAACAGAAACGCCAGCCCATATATTTGAATACATCAACTTCATTCATGTTATAAACTGTCGATTCTTTTTCACACTTGCTACATTTTATTATAATTTTAATCGTCATGATTGCCTACATTTTTTACAGATCCATTTCGGTTTTAATATGCTCTTTTTAATCTTCTTAAATTGAAATACTTTTGAACAACAGGAACATGTTCTCAAATAGAATTCACGCACGATCAACCTCGAATTATTTAATGATTTCTCTGAAAAAGCTTTGAACATTATCATGCTTTGTCTTTAATTTAGTATAATCATTAAGTACTACTTTGAGCGTTTTTTGTTGAGAAACAAGAAAAATAGATTGAGCTGCTTGTCTAAATTCAGTACTCAATTTAGAAATATCTTCAAGATCTATAATAGAAATGAACTGTGTCTTATCGTATTCTTTCGAAAAAGATTCATCATATTGACTTTCTATGCGAGTAACATAGGACATAGTAACTACTGATCCGGTTTTCGAACCAGCTTCAAAACTCAAATAAAACTCATTGTCATGTTCGAAACTTTTCCAAGTTAGTAGATGAACTGAATTACCGATTGTATTTGATAGTGATTGAAACCAGTCATGCCAATCAGTAGTATAATCGAATATATGATCATCATATTTCTTTACTAGAAGATCTTCTATGTTTAGAAGTAATACAGCTATTGATGTAACTCTATCACTAGCATTAAATTTTGTTATTTTGTAGAAGTCCAGATAATCTTGTTTTGTGATTCTTCTAAGGAATGTTCTTCCGTTTATTATTGTTTGATAAGACATGTTATTTTCTCCTTTAATAGTTTGGTTAATTGTTGATAGGTTTCATCCAGCTCACGATACATTTGGATCTGAGTACACGTTAGCACTAGACCACGTTCAACAGAATCAGTGATCTGATGAAGTTTCAACGTATAAACATTGATAGCTACATACAGATCCTTTATATGCTCTTCGCACTGTTCTATTGAAAAAGCTTCTATATTTGGTTTCTTATGTTCTTCTTCTACTTTATATTCTTTGTATTTACTCATGATTATCTCCTATTGAAAAGTATAATATTCTTCTATATCTTTGATAAACTTCTCCGGCACGGCCAGGCCGGTATCAAATTGTGGCTCTAAGGTATTGCCACAAACTTCAGCTATTCCCCAGACTTTCTTTCCAGTCATAGCAAATAGAGCAACTACAACAGTAATATCTTCACTGTCGTTGGAATCTCTTTCAAATAATGCACATGTATGATCTACACGTATATCTCTTTCTATATCATCACCCTGTGAGTTTTGATAACGACATACCCAAACATACTTCATAATTTTCTCCGTTGTTGAAATACCTAATTATTATAACACAATATATATTATTTGTGTAGTTATTTTTTAGATCTATATTTATCTTTTGCATTAGTATTAACGTACTGATTTTTATCATAGAAGTCTTTCCCATCTTTGGTAGGGTAAGACATACCGGCCTTCGTATGAGCTATGTAAGCTGCATTTTTGAAGGTATTGTCTACTAACGTCTGAGCTATTATAGCTACTGTTGGTTTTAATTTAGATACCAGTGTAGAGGTACACTTTTCATCCGTACCTTTTTCCCACGACATTGACGCATGAATACATTCATGCAAGATCACAGTAGCAATTTGTTCAGCTGTTTTTATCTTCGTAGAGAGTTTTATTGTCTTTTTCTTACTATTACACGTTCCCCATGCTGAACTTTCACTTAAATCTTTTATGAAGAACCTATAATCATACAAATCGAATGTTCTGCCATGATACGATAGAACTGTATGACTAGCTTGTATCCATGCTCTTATAAAAGGTAGAGAGATTGTTGGATGTCTACCTTTTATGTTCAATTTTCGTTCGTTTATGATTTTCATATTAAGCTCCGTTGCTAGATACTATTATAAGACAATGTATATTACTTTTTAGATCTTCTTTTTCTTCGTTCTTCTTTCTTTTTCTTTGCAGCTTCTTCTTTTGCTTTCTTTTCAGCAACGTGCTTATCATATTCTTCACCGAGATATTCAAGAGAAAATCTACCGAGAGCTTTCGCTACTTTAACCGTAGCAGGCTCATAACCAAACCTTTCAAAAACATCATCTCTTCCGTCAAAAGAAATAAGTCCCTCTGGATTGATCAAATTGGTATCTCCCCACCAAACACGATTTGTTTTATAAGTGAGTTTCTTTATAGCTTTGATTTCCTCGTCAATATCAATTCCTATAGACGATAAAGCTTTGACAACTCGCTTTTTTGTTTTGAGGTATTGATAGAATTCTATCATACCTTTCTTTGTTTTCCACTCTTCACAGCGATCTGTTACTGCCATCCAGTAGACTAACTCTAATTCTTTTTGATAATTCATAATAAACTCCGTTTTTATTTAGTTAATATAATATGATATAGAAAGCGATTATAATCGCTTTAAGATTTCTGCTTTTTCTTCAGCTGATAACTCTCTGAAGCCGATATCTTTCAAATCAGCTTCTGACATATTTATAGTTTCTTCTTCATTGTCATTAAGACCAGCTTCATCATCTGGACCCAAAGAATCAACACCATAGTAATGACATGTATCTCGATACAAAGCCATTTCCTCTTGACATAAATCGTTATACAACCATTGTAGCTCTTCACCAGTTAGATCAGTTAGATCTACATTGATAGCAAGCTTGTTAGCTAGATTGATGATTTGTGTTTTGATTGACATAAGAACCTCCGTTGAATACATTCTTATTATACGATCTGTGTTATTATTTGTCAAATAAAAATATAAAATAAATTCATTTTTTATGTATTTTCTATGATCGTCAGTGTCATATTCCCCACTGATCTCCACTGCTGAGCTTCTGTATCATAGTAATAGCCGGCATTTTCATTTGTTCCTACTTCTACTTTTCCATAATAGATCATATCTGTATCTTGAACCCCATCTTGTAGAACAAACAACAACGATCTACTATTAAAGTCTGTAGCTCTTCTGATTGTGTTCTTTAATCGGTTACGCATTTGTTCAGTTACATCACCCACAATAGTACCATTTAACTGTCTACGACTCGGACCCTCGTTATATGACCATTCTATTCCAGCTCTCGTCTTAAACTCGGTATTATTGGACTGGACCGCTACAGTATGTTGCCAATTTAATACAGGATCTATTTGCAACGTATTACCTACGCATATCGTTCCAGCATACAAATACCCTTCTACTTCGTTAGCTGTTCCTACTGCTTTGATTCGATATGAAGTATTATCTCTGATTCCACTGAAACATGCGTAACCTCTATCTCCATATATGATCAAGGTTGTACCGGCCCCTATCGTGGAATTCGTTGCCAAATCTGATAACTGTATATTTTGTTTTGAACTACTTGGATCTTCAAAATGATCTAGCACTTCATGATGATCATTCAAGCTTATATTTGCTGATCCTCCTCCTAATGTTCCAAATCGAGCATAATACTTTATTTCACCGGAACCTCTACCAGATTGAAATTCACCAGCATACGGATGAAAACCAGAATCAAATTCTAGCTCCATTGTTTGTCCTTCGGTTACTGTTGTTGTGACTCTAGCCCTAGCACGTTCTAAATTGATTGTAGCTTGTGTGGTAAAGCTTGAAGAGCTATTGACTTGACTCGCTAATTGAACTGATGTTGCGTTTGTTCCTATTATAGAAAAACCACTTATAAAATCTTTCTGTATTTTTCCGTTCTTTGTCGGCCTGGAGAACACTGTTTGAATGTTGTCTGTTAAACCAGCTGATCTCCATTGTTGTCTCGGATTATCAAAATGCAATATGTTGCTACATGAATTTGCATATTCCGGTTTCAGCTCAAATGTATCAGCTTCAGCACCACTCGAACCGGACCACAAAACACTCTGCCCATCTTGTAAATAAATCAAGTTATTCGTTATGTTAAAACCTCTCAATATATTCGGTACTGATCGATATGAAATTGTTCCATTTATTGCAAAAAGATCAAAGTCATTACATGGATGTAAACGAACATATTTCCAGTTTTGACTTGTTCCGTCAGTGATGTTTGCGTTTGTAACGCTCAACATTCCAAACTTGATTCTTTGTTGATAATAATTTTCATCTGGATCACTAGCTGTTATTGGCGTGCTCGTTGTTGTTACTGTCCTCTTAGCTGAAGTAACGTATGATGAACTTCCTAACGGTCTGCATTGAAGTATGTATTGAGCTGAATTTGACGTTGGAGATACTGGCATGATTGCTAACTTAAATTCAAAATAGCTATCAGATAAATTTCTTCCTGTTGTTGTTATATTCAATGTTTCTACTATTGAATTGCTACCATGATCAAATATAAAAACAGAATCTTTGAACATTCTGATTTCTAACGCAGCTGATACACTAGAACTTCCAGCTGTGGGAGCGCTTAAACTAAATCTATATCCTTCAATATAGATAGCACATTGACCCTCTCTATTTGGAAAAGGCCCCGAAGGTTCTGTTAAAGTACTGCTAACATTTACGCACCATTCTAGTACACAACCACTAGACCATTTATATCGTTTGTCTGCGGGCGTACCATCTTCAACCGGATCGAAAGCTAAATTATTTGTTGCAAAAAACCAATTTCTTTCAGGGGTTACATAAGAATCTAGTAACGGAGTAGTAGAAGAATAGGATCTCGTTGGTCTATATTCAAACCATAATTGTTGATCTACTGTTCCATTATTCATAATCAATAATCGATCTACAAAACTTTTCATTGTTGCTACATTTCGATATAACGCCCATTTTGAATTTTCACTTGTATCTATGACACCAGCTGGAGATCCACACCATGAATACCATTCTATCAAAAATAAAATATATGTCTGTTGATGATTGTTGATCGGATGTCCTTTTTCTCCTTGTCTTACAGAATCATAAACGTCATTTGTAGGCCGAGTATCAAAACCTCCATATCTCAAATATAATAGACCACCTACTTCTCCAGCATTACCAGTAAGGTTAGCTATTCTTAATCGAGTGCAAAGAGCAATACCGGCCCCTATTTTGATCATTCTTAATCGTTGCCATTTGAAATTACGAACCCCTTGAAAGCCGGTTGTTTGAGATGGGTATCTAAACGGTTTTTCTGTTGTTACTGTTTCTGTTATTGGTTGACCTGTAAGAATAGAAAATGCTACAGGCTCTACTACTTGTTCTGTTACTGTTGTAGTTTCATGTTCAAACGGATATTGTCCTAAGTCTCGAAACGTAGCTGTATCTATATTCTGATTCAACTTCATTTCAAAAATATTCTGTTCTAGTCCAAACGTTTCTTTATCATTTCCTACACCGGTATTGCCGGCATTTGGAAAAATATCCAACAATTCTTTATTTGGCGAAGAAACAGGTTCTAATAACCATGTAGGTTGATACACCCCATCCAAAAATAATATGACACTATCAACCCCTTCACATAGTGCTACTAACGGTGCAAATGTTTGGTATACCGGATATGTAACCGATAAATTTGACTTCTTCGAAAAGCTGTTAGCTCCATTACAATGAAAGACTTCAATTATATTTAATACATTGTTTGCATTTGCTAGTAAAAAACCGCCCGAGTTTCCTAACGAACACAATGAAAAAGAATATCTATCAAAACCGGATTGCGAGCTTTGACCTGCTACAGTAAGCTCTTTATCTGTTAAAGTCCATGTCAAACCGTTATCTGATGAAGTTAGAATTCCAACATGATCATTTGCGTTCTGAAATATTGTCAATGCTATCTTTACAAAGTTACTCGAAGCAGCTGCTTGAAGATTCTTCAACGTGATTCTATTCCGTTGTTCTATATCTAAAAAACGACCTAAAATCTGTTCTGCTATCAATTGCCACGTTATTCCGTTTGACGTTGTATAAACATCAATATCATTGTTGTATCTAACAAATATCAATGCTTTTCCAGTCTGTAGAGTACATGAGGCCATTTGTACTACTGCGGTTGCAGCTGCACCAGACGAATCAATACCACGATTGAAAAGACTACGAAGATTCAATGTTGTTTTATTCCAACCACCGTCAAAAGTATACAGATCTGAAGTAGCTATTTGTCTATAAGATATGACCACTTGATGAATATTATATTGATCGACTATTACAACAAACTCAGTGTCATTTATTCCTACATAACCCAAACACATTCCATATCCGTAATAGTTAGGATCGTCTAACGATTGATATGGAAAAGGCGTACTGTGTAGATGACTATAACGTCTATCGTGTTCACCTTTGTAGAGAGAATCAGCTTCATTGGATTGCTTGTATAAAAACGTTGTTTCATTCAGTGATCCACTATCCTGTACTCTTAATGTCAGATCTGCCGGTGAATTTGTTGATGGCGTTCCTGTTCCGAGTACGCTCAATGAACCTACATTTGTTGAGCTTCCTATTCCTACCCCAAAACTGATACCACCTTGCGAATTTGTTTGATCGTTGTCAAATACTGCGTCTTGTAAGCTCGGTACAATAAAAAAACTGCTAGGTTGTGTAGGCATGTTTGTGTCCTTTTTTTCTATATGATAACTTATTATTTTCCAAAAAGATTAAATCGCCCTCTGTCAAAACCTACTTTCGTACCTCGATTTTTCTTCAACTTTCTTTCTAGTTTTGGAGCATGGCCTCTATCCAAAGCCGTTATTTGTATTTCATCTAACAATCTACCTTCAGCTATAATATTCACGTTTGTTGTTGAACCTCTACTAGATTCATTTGATGATTGAGGAGGAAACGCTTGAGCTACTGAATTTGTTACTGACTTCGGAATTGATGAACCTAATGCTTGCATAGCTTGTTTCATCAAGTCCATTGGGCGTTGAGCTGCTATTATATAGTCATTCGGTGCGAAACTAGCCGTAAAACCACTAGAACCGGCTACAATAGGGCCAGGCGTATCTCCAAACGTTTCTGTTTCTTTAGCTCCTAACGATACGATTTCTTTGATTACATCTTTGAAAAAGACCTTTAGACTATCTAAAGCTTCTGTAATACTATCGCCAAATCCAGAAAAGAAATCTCCTATTTCTACAAATAACTGTTTTATTCCTTGTCCTATACCTTTCAACACTTCTTCAACTAATAAGACGACCAATTTAGGTATTTCGACCAATGCAAGAGTGAAAATAGTCTGTATCAAAACAACAGCTATTTGCGGTAATGCTTTAATAATAGCAAATACAACTTGAGGAACTAATGTAATTAAAGTAGTTATCAAGTCCGGCAAACCTTTGATCAAACCTTCAATAATAAGAGGCAAAGCTTCAACCAGAGCAATTATAATTTCCGGAATTAATGTCAAAATACCTTCTAACAAAAGAGGCAATAAATTAATAATCTCGTTGATGAGGCCTGGAAGTGCTTGGGCTATCGCTACAATAACGTCTAAAATACCACGAATTAAAGAACTGATGATATCAGGTAGAGCTTTGATCACTTCTTCTATAATCAACGGAACTGCGTCAAAAACTGCCATAACCAATTCAGATACACCACCTAATAATTCGGTGATGATTGTAGGAATAGCACCGAGTAATGTCTTTAATAATTTAGGAATACCAGTCAATATTTCAGTTACACCTTGAACCAAAAAGTCTACAACATCAGGTAGAGCTTCAATTAACGCATCTACAATCTTCGGAGCTTCAGTAACAATAAACTCTACTAGATCTGTAACAATCGGAAGAAGTGTATCAGCTAACTCTGGTAGTTTTTCAGTAAGTAAAACCACTATTCCGTCTATGATATTTGGCAACGCATTATTCAATAAAGCGTCTGCGAGTACCGGAAGTAATTCTATGATTCCGTCTATCAATGCCAGAACTACAGTAGGCAAACCTTCACCCAAAGCTATTATGACTTTAGGAATATTCTCGACTAACAGATCAACCAATTCCGGAATAGCAACGGCTAACTCGGCTATAATCAACGGAGCTTGTGTAGCAATAGCCATAGCCATATTCTTAGCTTCTGATACGATATTACCTACAAACTCTTTGGCTATTTCAGCTGGATCTACTAACTGTTGAGATCGTTCGTCAAACTGTTCCTGTGTTATTTGACCACTTGCTAAAGCTTCATCCAATTGGCCTTGTTGTTCTTCCTGTTGAGCTACTTGATCTCCAGCTGCACCAGTGATCATTTGAAACGGATTGATTTCGGTCCCACCAGTAAACGTAGATAATAGATTGTTACCCAGTGATATTACACCTTGCAAAGCACCAGCAGCTAAACTTCCGAACTTCTGGAACGCTTTGCCTAATGCTTGAATAGACTTGATTCCTATTGTTGCTAGACCTTCTTTAAACTTACCTAGAAATGACGTAGACTTTTCAAATGACTCTGTTAATTGATCGATTTCTGATTGAACTCTACCAACTGCTGAAGCTTGATCTTCTTCTGATAGACCAGCTGTTTCGGCTCTCACTCTAGCTAATTCTTCTTCAAGTTTTATTTTTTCTTCTAAGAATTCTACTTCTCTCGTTGCTCTTTCTCTAGCTCCTTTCAAAAAAGCACTGTTCGATTTCTTATTTAATTTGTCAATCTGATCAGTGTATTCTCCATACGGTTTCACAAACTGGCTTATTAATTCTTCTTCTGCATTTAATCTTTGTTGTCTATGTATAGCTTCTAACTTTTCCAACTGAGCGTTCGTAGCACCAGCTTCTTTTAATCTCTGTACCGCAACTTGTTGATTGGCCTCTAACTCTTGTAAAACGCTTTGTTTTGCTACGTCTAATCTACTCTGAGCTATTTCGTTATCTATAGCTTCTAAAGCTTCTGCTAACTCTCTACCGCCCTGTAACTGCACTGCATTTCGAGCTTGAATAAATGCTTTTTCAGCTTCTAGGTTTCCGGCTGCTAACTGACTATCTGTTTCTGCCATAGCAACATCAGCTTCTTCACCACTAAGAGCACCGGAGTCCATATCCGTTATGATTTGTCCTACTCTCTCATTCGCTAGAGTTTCATTATTCTTTATGATTTCATCACGTTCTTCTTTTAATTGATCGATCCTTGCTTTTGTTTGTTCTCGGATTCTTTGAATTTCATTTTTTCCATAAAATTCATTCTGTTGTTCGACTTGTTCAGCTGTATCAATCAAACCTTGTAATCGTTTGGCGTTAGCTTCTTCTGTGAGTAGTGTTATCGTCTGTAAATAATCTAATTCTAACTGTCTACGTTTTGCTAAATTCGAACCGATAAACTTCAGCTCTTCATTATATACTTTACGAACTTCGTTGAATCGTTGTTGTAGTAGTACGCTCGCTTTATCTGAATCTTTTGCTCGAATAACATCTATTTGATCTTGCAATTTCTGTTCTAGTTTTATTCGAGCTTCAATTGCTTTCTTCATTTCTTTTTGACGTTTTTTGAAATCATCAGCTCTTTTTTTCTTCTTTTCTTCAGCTGCTTTTTGTTCGGCCTCAGCCTCTTGTTTTCTTCGTTGTTCTTCGGCCTGGGCCAATTGTTCATTAAAGTTATCAGCTGCTTGATCTGCTCTGACAAATCCTTGTTCAGCTGCTCCTAACTTGTTGATCATTTGTTGTAGAACTTCTTCGGCATTATTACCGTTGTAAGCAACTTTTTGTAGCTCTTGTGAAAAGTTACCTGATGCTCTTGCTACAGCTTGCGACAAGGTTCTTCCACTATCATTTTCCTCGTTATATACTCTGATAGCTTCTTTGACATCTTCTATCGCTTGGCGATCTGCTTTATATTGAGCGGTTGCTTCTTCTCTAGCTTTGTTGATAGCCTCTTGTTTCTGAACCAACTGATCAGAAATAGCACCATTTTCGTTCAATGCTGTATTTTCCAAACGAAGAGCTTGAGCATGATCGACTAATATTTGCTTACCACCAACCAGAATAGAAAACATTTTGCCGTCTGCTATCGCTTTATTTTCTTGAGCTTCGGTCATATTATCAAGAGTATTAAAACCTCTTTTCAATTCATCAGTTAATTGACCTTCTAAATGTATTTGTTGCTCGATTGCATTGAGATTTTTTGTTCTTTCTATACCTGTTCCAACACCTTGACCGGCTCCTCTTTCTCCGGATACTCTTTCTTTGTTGAATCTAGCTATGGCGTCTCGAGAAGAATTTATAGATTCTGTTACGTTTGCCTGTTCTTTTGCTGCTTTACTACTTGCTACTGCGAAACTTGTTATAATCGTTACTAATGTAGCAAACGCAGCTATCAAAGGTAGGATACCCCCACTCGCAGCTATAAACGCCATAGTAGCTGCCCTGAGGCCACCAAATGCAACTATACCGGCCTTAATACCAGTAACCATAACAACTAACGCTTTAGCAAATGCAAATATTTTGGCGGTGACTATCCACGCTACTGCTACTTTGAACAACGTCACGAAGTGAGGCACCAAACTCACAACTGTTTGACCTAATTTAACAGCTGATGATATGATCGAAATAAAACCAGCAGCTATTTCTGTCTGATTCTGATTGATGTTCTGTAGTGTTTCTCCAAACATTTCTGAAAACATTTGTTGGAACACTGCACCACTAGCTTGAAAGGTTTCTGTAAACGTATTCACCAAACCGATTAAACCGCTTGTATCATCACCGCCAATAACTTCTTTCAAAGGTTCTGAAAACGTGTCATATATTGTTAATTGAAATTCTTCAAATGCTGACTTCAATATATCAAAACGACCAGCTACATTATCAATCATAGCATTGTATGTCGTTTCTGCTCTACCACCGCCTTCTTCAAATTTCTGTAACAAATCATCATATTTGAACGTGGTTCCTTCAACACTATTCTGAGCTGCTTTGAACTGAGAAACCAACTTTGTGACCGAAGCTGAAGCTCTTTTGCTTACTAGATTCGTTATATCTGCTAGATCCATATTGGATTTTGCTAATGTTTCTAAGATTCCTCTGAAACCTTTAACTTGTGGATTCACATCATCTACAGTTAGACCAAACTTTTCCAGTGTATCTTGAGCCTTTTTTGTTGGATTCGCTAGAGATATCATCATCTGTCTAAACTGTGTACCAGCCGTAGCACCTTGCACCCCTAGATCTCGAAACATACCCACTGCAGCTGTTGTTTCTTCTAGTGACATACTCATAGCCGATCCAACGGTACCAGCGAACTTCATAGCATTTGTCAACGATTCCATAGATAGCATGGTTTCCTGTTGGGCTATCGTAAACACATCTGCAACTCTTGAAGCGTCTGACGTATCTAATGAGAACTGTTTCATTGTAGCTGCCATTAAAGACGTTGCACTTGTTAGATCACTAGCACTCGAACCGGCTAGAAATAAACTTGGAGCTATCGCACCAGAGATTTCTGCAGCTGTTAAACCGGCACGACCTAACTCAATCATAGCGTCTGAAGCTTGCGTAGCCGAATATGCCGTGCTCTTTCCTAACTCTCTAGCGGTCTTTTCTAGTTTCTTTATTCCTCTTTCAGCTTCTGCCGATCCGTCTGTGAAACCTTTTACTGCAGCTAATTGAGCCATAGACTTTTCAAAGGCCATGCCTGTCTGTACTGTCTGTTTTGCTAACTTACCTAGTCCAGCGGTTATAGCTGCTAATCCACCAATCGCAATAGCACCCATAGCTTTGTTTACTGCACCTAAACTGTTTTGAAACATATTTAAGCTTTTTTGAGCCGATCCTAACTGACTCTTAAACTGCTTTACATCTATGTTCATGCTAGCTGCGATTGAATACAATGAAGCCATGTTTATCTCCTAATGAATATCATTATATCATCATTCATTGATCTTTAACTGATATTCCGAGACCAGCTAGTTTGTCAACAAGCATTTGATCTCGAACTTCCGGAGAAGCTCCAGATTGACGTAATTTCTTTTGCGTTTCGATACTTTCAGCACGTCTTTGTTTTTTTCCTTTCTTACTGAAACCGGCAGCTATCGGCTCGAAAACCATATTAAGCATTTTTGCTTTGTGTCGAACGATACACCGAGCAATAAACGATATTTGTTCAAAAGAAAAGTCCAGTACTCTTTCTAGATCATATCCAGATTCTATTAAAGTACCGATAACTTCTTCAAGCTCTTCGACTTGTTCTTTTTCTGTTTTCTTTTTGGGCGGTACGCCTAGCTTTCCGTTACGGTTTGCAACGCTCCCATTGTCTTTTTTGCTAGGCGAATAAATAAAGGGGCGATTGCTCCGATTACATCTTCAATTGGAAATAGATCTAGAGCATCATCAGCGTCAATTCCGTTTTGGTCAGCTTCAAATTTGACTTCTGCAACTACTTTGGGATAGGCCAGATCAAAGCACTTTCCTAGTACTGCTAAAAACTTTTCATTGTTTGCTAGTGATAAAAGCATATCTATAATATTGACTTCATCTGTTGAGAAATCAATGTTAAATTCAACGTCTTTCACTTCTTCTATCAATCGTAATAGTTTGATCTGTGTTCGAGCTGATATAGTACATGACAAGTGATGTTCTTCACCAAAAATATCTGTCACTGTTGTTCTATCTACCGGAACGAGGTTTGCAAATAAACCTTTGATAGTTTCTGTAGCTTCTTCTGCTTTTGTTTGTGTATCTGTTTTTTCTGACATTATTCTGCCTCCTTTGTAATACAGAATACTATAACACAAAAAAAAGAAAAGGGTGAGCCTAACCTACAAAACCCACCCGAACCAAATAAAGGAAATTATTTATGAACTATACAAACAGTTTAAATTAATATACTCGTTGCAATCTTATCAAACCTTCTTCAGCTGGCAAAACTTGACCTTGCCAGTCATAAACCGAGTTTAATACTTGAAAAGAGAATTCGAACGAATGTTCTTCTGTAGCTGTTAGAGGAATACTAAAGCCGGATTCACTTTGACATTTCCAAGCATAGATATTTAGTGTGTTTCCACTACTTGCCATTTTATGCTCTATGAATATTGCACATTCTGTATTCAAAGGATTACCACCAAAAGCAAATAGAGATTGTCCTGCAGGGTTAGAAGTAGCACCAGCTCCCAAAGCAAAGACGAAGTTTTCAAAATCGTACTCAATAGAAGTAAAATTGATCATAACTGATTGAGACGTAGCAAAGCTATAAGTAACAATTTGTGGATTACCTTGAACGATATTTCGTTTTTCAGAAGTTAATTCTATTGTGATCCCATCTTCTCCGATAAAACCTACATCCGTCGCTGGGGTGATATCACCAGAAAAGCTGGTAGGTGGGTTCGGATTCGTATCCTGCCACGGCCCAATCTTAACTACACCAGGCCCAAACGATATATTATTTGTATTTCCATTCGGTTGATTTAATGCCATAATTTCTCCTTAATGATTGTCTATAGTATATCACCTTTTTTGTTTTTGTGTATCAATATTCAGATCGATTCGCTTTTTTGTATTCATCCAAGCACAACGTCTACAGATAATTTTCAGCTCATCATCATTCTTACTTATTCCTTTCCAATCGTATAGAACTACTAGATCTTTATATCGTACTCTGATTTGTTGTTCTTCTTTATCCACAACGCCTATTCGTATTTTGCACTTTTCACAATGCCAATGTTCTAGGTTATCTTCAAAATCTTTCTCTTTCTCCGGCATGTTTATCTCCTATCCTACTGTCAAAGCTAAAAAACTTCCTCTCAGAAACCAAGATCTTACTTTGTCATTATAGCCACTTATCGGTCTGGTAGTTTCTTCTATCATTCCCTTCAATGTTAATTCGGCATGATTCAATTCTTGAGCATGTAGAGCTAGAGTAACTTGATGATACAACTCGGTAGCTTGAGCTGAGTTTTGGTTTGAATAAGTATATATATACAATGTTGTAGATTGAAGTTTCTGACTATAATTCATGTCACCACCTTGTAACTCGATAATCACCGCTGGCAACGGTCTGGTTTCATTATCAAAGTCCATATAATGACTTGTATGAATACGCTCACCTACCAAATCGGTCACTGCTGAAGTACTTAATAACTTCAATCGAATCAATTGTAACAATTCTAACGGATCAGACTTCATTTCATAGCTCTTTTGAATTCTTTATTTAATGTTTTTTTGAATAATTGTTGTGTTTTTCTCGATTGAAAAGTTTGGCCTATCGGATCTCTAGCTAACATGATTCGAGTACCTAATACAATATATCTTCCTATTTCAGAATCTTGATAAAATATTCGATATTCATATTGATTCGTTGTTTTACCTAAAATCGTTCTAGCAAACTTGCCGGTATTTTTTCCTACTGCATAACTCGGCCTGCCTTTGAGATTTCCAATTTTTCCATGTCGTTTTGCATACGGATGATCCATGCCCGCTAATTGAGCTTGACTAAAAGCTGCCATATTGACAGACTTCTTTATTTCTTGTAACATTACAGCTCCGGTCTTTGCTATAGCTTTCGCACTAGCTTGACCGGTTTTCTTTTCTATTTTTCGTAGAAAGTCTAGCTGCCTTGTATCAAACCGAAGTCCTGTTTTATTCTTCATTTTGTTGCTCTGGTATAATTATAAAATCGCCTTCTTCATTTACTGTTATACGATCATAAGGGAAGAAAGGCAATTCCAAATCTTCTATGATGTTCTTCGGACCCGTATTGATAATAGGATGAGGAGGAACAACTTTCGTAATGACTTTGATAAGATCGTCAACACCAGGCCAATAAACAGACTCTCCACCATTTAATCTTTCTTTTGACTTCAATATCAGAGCTAATGTTTTGTTTATTTGTATCGTTGCCAACTCTTTGAACGGCATATATGCACCGCCAGCTGTCATACAACTTCGTTCCATACAGATTTCTGCTTTTTCCATGTCACCTTCATTAACATATTGCAAACCTAGAGCTAGCCAACACTGAGATCGTAAAGGATTTTGTTCTAAGTCATTCACTAGCATTTCTGTATACTTCAATAATTTCTTTTTCATAGCTTCTGGATCTTTGGATAGGCCTAGATTCAACATGTTGTATGGGAATGTTTTAATCAAAGGATTGATATTTTGATTTTGTAAAAACGTTAAACTATCATCAAATGACTCATGAACTCTACCGCTAAAACGCATAATGCCTTGCGGATCTACTCTGAACATACGAATAGAAGAACTGTTAGATACAGGAAGTGTCGAACCTTTTGGCAATTTGTTTTTGAAAGTGAATGAAATACCCCAACTGTCATTCAATTCTGCACATCTTCTAATACTTGCATTGTGAACATGTGGAGATTCCAACAACATTTCATCAGGGTCATAGAACAACGCCCAACTGACACCTTTTTGTAATAGGTTTTCTCGAATATAGTCTACAGCTGCGTTTCTACATTCAGATAGTCCTACATTACGATCAAACTCTTTGTGTAGCCATATCGCTTTATAATGAGCAGCTAATGATAATAGTTTTTCACTCTTTTCTTCTTTGCTAGTCCAAACTATAATTGCATAATCACAAACCGAATACATCAATTCTAACTTTTGAGCTACTAATTCTGTTTCTTCTTCTTCGTAGCAAAGCATAAAACCAGCTATTCCGTTCGCTGGATTGAACAACTGAACTACAACATCATCACGTTGAACTATATGATTGTAGCCATCATTTTGGCCTATAAAGATTGATTCTTTAGATTGATCTATGTTGTCATAAAATAATTTCTTTGCTATTCTGTCAACACCTCGAACATGTGACAAGTGTCTGAATCGAAAACCGGCTACTCGAATTGTGTATGGACTATATTCCGGTGCATTACCACAATGTAAGCCGTTGTCTGTTCCTGATACTATTCTCAAAGGATTCTTTCTAGTTTTCCACATTCTAACGCCAATCATACTAGCTTTCAAGTCTGGTCCGCTTGTAAAAGGTTTGTCTGTTCTTACTAGATTCATTGTTTCCCAGTGATTGATCCAGCCGGTATGATAGCCCATAACCAAAGGATCAGGATGTTTCATCAATCGATCCATATAGTCTTTTGTAATACGATCTTCTATGACTTCATCACTATCTATAGAAATGATCCAATCAGCTCCCATTTCTTCAGCTAATTCGTGTGTTCTGTTTCTTTCTTTTCGTTCATTGAAACTCTTCCAATCGGTATAGCCTAAATTGGCCTCTACATATCCGGTCAATATCGTTATGTAATCTTCAAACTTCTCGATTATTGCCTCTTGATCTTGACATTTGACCAGCTCTTCAGCAAATTTTCTTTCTTCTGGTGGCAAAGAATGAAGTAGGTTTTTGTCATAAGAATCTAGTAACGATTTCGGATTGTTCGTCAGTAAAATCGCAAAACCTTTAACACCAACGCCAATAGCTTTTTTCACTGAAGATCGGAACTGTACCAAATCATTAACGCATTTTATTGCAAGTCTGTAAGCAGCTACAAGTTTCTGATCTCGTTGTGTTTCTTCTTTCCATTTGTTGTAATATACATCACGATTATGTAAACCCACTAGAGCTTCTGGATAGTATGAACCAAATGATTTGTGACCGAGATGATGAATAAACGTATCTTTCGCTATCAACATTTGATATCCAGCTTTTGTTGCTCGATAACATAGATCATTATCTTCAAAACCACCTATCAAAAATCGTTCATCAAATAAACAGATTCCTTTTTCTGTTTCTTCTACAAGATCCCAAAAACAACTATTTTCAATAGATAAGACAAACCCACTAATAAAGTCAGCTCTAAGGTATTGATTTGATAACTGAAGTTTATATTGACGAGAAAATTCTTTAATGCCCATTTTTTCAAAAGCTTTCAAGTTTCCTTCATTACCAATATTCTGTTCACCGGATACATTAAACGAACATGCTGAAACCAAGCCGACCGGTCCACCCAGCAAACCTATCGGAGATTGTTCTTTTCCTGTCATGCTTTGATGAGCTGTTTGGGCTTTGTTAGTAATATGACCATTCCATAAACCCTCTCGCCAGCCAGAAGTAACTATACAATCATCATTCAATATAATGACTTGCTTTATTTCTTTTAAGTTTGGTATTTCTCTCAGACCAACATTAACAGCTGCACCAAAACCCAAAGGATGATCATGATAGATAATCTTGTATTCAAAACCATGCATTGATTCTGTAGCTGCTTTCAATAATGAATCACATTCATTTTTTACTAACAAGGCCATGTGCGTATCTTTAGGATTGAAAGACAGAACCAATAGACCTCTACCCCTCCAGTTTTCAATGATAGATTGACATAATTCTTTAACGTGTGATAGTCCCATTGTAGGAACAACAATAGCAAATTCCATTTTTCGACCTCCTTGTGTCTTTTATATGTAGCAATATAATAACACAAAACAGATTATTCGTTGAATAATAGCTCATTCTGTGTTATTGTTTATTCATGATAATAGCTGACGATCATAATATCTATAAAGAAATGAACATTGTTATGTATGGATCTTTCATTCATTCAGTACATAGAAAGAATGATATTCAACGTCATAAAGTGTTTTCTCGTTTGGCTATGCGTGTTGTACTGAGTCCACAATTCTGGAACAAAAAAGACTATCTACTTCATTCTATCAACTTGAGAGGATACGGCCTGGATAACGGTGCTTATATTGATTACAACAAAGGAACAGACTTTGATGAAGATCGATTTATTAACATGTGTAAAGACTTAGGAAACGGAGCTGACTGGATTGCGATTCCTGATGTAGTAGGAGATAGCAAAGCAACACTGGAACAAGCTGATGAGTGGATTGATCGGTTAGAACAACTAGATCTAGATACGAAGTTATTACTTGTTTGGCAAGATGGCATGACCAAAGACGATCTTCTTCCTTTTGTTAGTAGAGGATATGGTATTTTCGTAGGTGGAACAACAGAACCAAAACTAGAAGCTATTCCGTGGATATCTTCTTTATGTATGGAACATGATGTATGGTGCCATGTTGGTAGAGTCAACACAATGAGAAGATTAAAGTATTGTCTAGCTCATAAAGTAAAAAGCATAGACGGGTCCGGCTATACTCAGTTTCTTACTCACAATAAGAAATTCATTAATTACTTTGCTATGAAGAAGAAACAAACTACATTATTTTTAGAAGAAAAACTAACATTTACAATACTTAAAACACTACAACAACGATTGTCTATTTTTGGCATTTGTTCATCAACGTATGACGAAATGCTATTGATTGACACAGACTATATAGGACTTGGAAAAAATGACAGTAAAGAAGATTATCCTTTTCTCCGGTGGGATCGATAGCACGATTCTAGCACTTCAACATGCTATTTCTTTGAAGAGTGGAAAAGCTCTACTACTTCATATAGATTATGATCATCCAGCAAAAGAAGCTGAAAAGTTAGCGAGTCTTTTGATCTATAAGAAACTGATATCTTATTATGATGATACATTTGAATATCAAAGTCTATACTTGCCTATCAATGCCAAATCTATGGAAATAGGAAGTGGGAACACAGGATCTAGAGTAGTACCTAATAGAAACGCTATTATGCTCAACATGGCTATAAATGTAGCTGTATGTAACGGTGCTAATGTTATTCAATACGGGGCCGTGTTGGATGATGTAGCTGATTATGTTGATTGCCGGCCTGAGTTTCTGAAAAAGATTAACTCTATAGCTGATGATTGGAATGTTCGGATCGAAGCTCCTTTGATGGATATAGCCAAAGACGAAATTTTTCATGATTCTAATCACATTGTGATTGATGTTCTTTCATGTTGTTCTTCCTGCTATCAACCTCTTAAAATAAATAATAACTATGTAGCTTGTGGAACTTGTAATTCATGCATTTCTAACGGAATACAGAAAGGTGATCAAATCGTCATGGCACTACCATGAAAAACTACGCAATTAAAGAAATATTTTACTCTATACAAGGTGAAGGTTTTCATAGCGGTAGGCCGGCTATATTCGTTCGTTTTTCAAGCTGTAACTTCTGGTCCGGTAGAGAAGAACATAGAAAAAACGCAATATGTAATTTCTGTGATACGGACTTCATAGGAATAAACGGTCAAAACGGTGGCGTCTATTCTGGCGATACATTGATCGATAAACTTCTGATGTTATCAGAATCATGCAAGTTTGTAGTTTTAACCGGTGGCGAACCTTTGTTGCAAGTTAAATTTGAATTGATACAGACATTGAAAGATAACGGATATTATGTAGCTGTAGAAACAAACGGATCTATTATACCACCGCCAAATATTGATTGGATTTGTTGTAGTCCAAAATCAAGATCTCGACAGAAGCTTGAACATGCTCACGAATTGAAAGTAGTCTATCCAGCTTTAGATCCTGACTTGGTTTCTAAGTATATTACTGCTGATCATTATTATATACAACCGTTAGACAGTAAAGATGAAAGTAAGAACAAACAATATATGAAAGAATCTATCGAGTACTGCAAAGCCAGGCCGACTTGGAAGCTCAGTCTACAAACACAGAAGATCATGAATATTGATTAAATATAAAATTATTTCATTATTTATTTGACATAATACGATTTGTGTTATAAGATAATTATATGATTCAAACAACGGAGGTAATCATGACACTTTGGGATTTAAACGTACTTATTGGAAAAGAAAAAGAAATCTTGTATGCTATGACGGCAAATAATGAAGCTGAAAAAGCTGCTTGGACTCGTCAGCACACAAAGATAAGAGAAATGTATATCGTATTCAATTCCTATAAAAAAGGAAAAATGACCAAAAAGCAACAACAAAATATCATTATCAAATAACGGAGAAAATTATGACATTAACATTTGATTATATTACAACAATAGAAAAATTTGTTACTGAAGCTACATCTATTGAAATAATTGAAGCTGGTTTTCAAGATCTATGTATACGATACAATTGTATTGTTTGCTTCAAAACCTGTACTATTACAGGTAAAGAAGAAGATCTTAAAAAGATATTACTGAAGCTCAATCAGTGATTGTGAAACCTTGATCGGTTGCTTTCTGTTTCCAGTTTGCCAACCGATCCCGTAATTCGGTATTCTCTTTTTCAAGATGTTCTACTCGGGTTTTGAATACTGCCAACTGTTCTCTGAGATCAGCAATATCAGAAGCTGTTTTGGTTCGTTCTTCATCACGTTCTGCATACAGTTTGATCATATCGTTTCTTAATCGTTTTACTTCTTCTCTGAGATCATCACGATACATATTCTGATCTTCTCGTTGAATATTCTTATCCTCGATTGCTGCTTTTTGTTTGTTCTGCCAGTATCTCCATGCTCTTTCAGATGAAGCTGCTCCGATCAAAGTCACTACTATTGTTGCAATATGTTCCCAATTAAACATTTATGATCTCCTCTTTCTAATTTCTCTGTGAACTACTTCTAACCCTAATCGCCAGACTAGAAACAAAGAACTGAAAAATTGTAATAGAAAAGAAGCTAATAGACCAGCTTCGTGAATACCGCATTTAATAATACTTGCTATTGTTAGTAATGTAAAGAACCAGTACAATTTAGCTACAAAATATCTACGATTTAATTTCTGAGATAACACACTTCCGAACAGGGCCAGGCCGACTATAACTGATAGAACCATCAATAGAGCTACCATAGCACTGTCAATATGAGTACAACTTACCAAACCCAACAAATGAAACGGATTCAGAAGTATCATCAATAGCGATATACTCAATTCATAAAGCTGAGTATCGCTATACTTCAATGTAGCAAGGAAATTTTTATAAAGACGTTTCATGTCAACAGTATAACATGTATTGACTACCTCGTTTTTGGAGATCGCCTATTACGAGCATAAAGCTTGTTAAAACGCTTATTTATGTAGTGATCTGTTAGTGATGTATTTTTCTTTACATATTCTGATAAGATATCTAACTCTTCATCTTTTAATCTTCGAGTAGAATTTACAGACAACCAAATTTTCATATACTTGATTCCTGTTCTATCAGCTAGTAACCAAACATCAAATTCTAGTTTTTTCAACAAATATTTCAGTAACTTCTTATCAATAAAATTACGTTCTTTCTCGTCTTTCTGCATATATAACCTGATATCTGTTTATTCCGATTCCTTCAAAGAATATATTTCCTGTTGCCATAAAGACTTGCGAGCTATCTAGATCTGTTAGTAAGTCACCGGATTGTATTACGTTAGATTCATCTATACAATACAAAGGCACTAGAATCTTCATATTACCGCTTTGCACTGTTCCACTTCTATCGTTAGGCCAGCTCTGTCTACTTGGCGATATCTGAGCATTTATACAAGTGTATACTGTTGATTGAACCTTGACGCTAGATCCGTCTCTTCCTCGAAACCTAGCATAGAAATAATTTCCGGCTAGATCGGTGAAGTCTAATTGAGTTACTGTTTTGAACACTTTCACACTTTGAGCTATCTTTGATGAAGTAAACGTCAACGTTTCTGTTTGGGCCCCATCATTCTTATCTGTTCCAGTAATCAATACTGATCCGGTATCTGCATTATTCAGCTCAAGCAATACAGTAGAGGCCTGGCTCGGTGCCGGAAATGTAGTTACACTAGCTGCTACACTTCCTTGTTTGGCTTCGGTCGTTTGTCTTTTTACTGATATTCTATTCCGGACTATTGTCACTAACATCAATACCTTCCGATTTTGGTAGCTCTTTGGGTTGTAATTTTTCTATGATTGAAAAGTTTGTATCGCCAAAAGTATACGTTTTTTTATTGTTTTCGTCTAAGATATAAGGAAGTGTAGGATCGTCATGTACTACATAAAGATTCTTATCGTGTAGTATGATATTCTTTTCGTTCTTTAAAGCTATCAGATCGGCATTTGAAATGTGGTCCGCTATAATCAACAATAGATTCTTATTCTGATTTGCCAGAGCAAACTTTTTGACTTCTTCAGTTATACCATAGAAACCTATGAAGTTTGATTTATATGAAATATGAAAAGATTCATTTATCTTTGCTAAGCTGCCATAAGGAATATTCTCGTCTAACTTAATAATATTTGATCTTCTATTTAATCTGTAAGTATTATAATTTTTTCCGCATATATACAACATGATATTTTCCTAATATGAAGCTAGATTGAAACTTGAAGAAGTTAGATCGATACCTTTCTTTTCTTTTACTTTTTTCGTATTCTTTTCTTCTTTTGGTTTTGGTTTGTCTTTAGATTCTACCACAACAAGCTTTGGTTTTGGTTTTGCTTCTTCTTTTTTCTTTGATTTTTCCGGAAATTTCAAATGACGTTTTCTTTTTGGCCTTTTCACCACGATTGTAGGTATTACTTTATCAGCTACTAATACTTTATCTTCTCCAACTACGGCCTCAGCATATAATCTTTTCAAGATAGAGGATATCCTTTTACTCAATACTTCTATATCTGTTTTATTTACTTTCAGATCTTTCACTTGATGATTCATAAGATTGATGTCTTTAAGCTGTTTTAATCTTTCAGTATATGACGATAACCAAACTCTTTGATGTTTATTAAAATCATTCTTCTTCTGCATTTGAGGATTTATAAAGATCTTCTCTACTTCTAATAGATCAAGCTCATTGGATATTGATTCCAGATGAATTTTATTCCACTTCGAACTTCCTCCACCTTTTAATTCATTCATTCCACAAGCAACAATAACAAAAAGACGTTCTATCTTTCGTTGCTGTTTCAGAGCTACAATATTCATAGATTCTTTTCTCAATTTATTCAAAATATCTTTTGTGTCTGTTCCTTTGATCTGTCTACCGATTATTTTCGGATTGTCATAATGCGATAGAACTCGATCAATCATACTGATCTGATCTTTCCTAAAGCTATAATATTCATCCGTTATAAGTAAAAAACCATATTTCATGCTATCTCCTTGTTGTTTTTATTGTTTTTTTTAATGTTATCCATACATATTTTGAATCGTGAATATACCGCTCTATATTTCCACACTAGATCAGCTCTATATGATACTAGATTCCACAAATCACAAAGGCCTTCAGGTCTACGATCAACGTCTGCAAAGTGTGTAGATACTACTTCATTAAATAGTACTTCTGTTTGAATATCTCCAACCTGTTTGTGTACTCTATATTTTATGTCGTGTTTCATACAATTAACGTGAATATACATATCTATTTCTTGTATTGCTTCAGTAATGTTAGCCATACTTGATCTAGCTATTTTTAATTGAATGTCATTCTTTATTTGTTCATATTCTTTCATAGGTTCTCCGTATATTTATATTATATCACAATCTATTATATATTCCAATCTCGTTGAAACTGTTCTGCACTTGCTAGATTCAAATATTCATAGAAGAACTGAGATCGAAACGTATCATAATCTATATTGTCTGTTGTTTTCCAGTAAGTAGCTGCGTTTGTTTCATTTGTGTCTATGATTCCTATTCCAAAAGCAACATCATACGTTTTTGTATGATATCTTGAAACTCTTCGAACCTTGATCCAAGCTCGCCAAACATCACCGGTCCAGTGAAGAGCTGTTGGCTCTCTAGTCTGATATTCTTTCTTCTTTGGTGCTACATCATCCACTAATATAACACCGCCAGAATTAAGGCATTTTAATGCGTTCTGTATATCTTTATAACATTGTTCTGATTCATGTAGGCCATCTACAAAGATGATATCAAAAGTTTGATTGTTTGTTTCAAAGAAGAAGTCAGAAGTCATTAAATGCGTTTGACTATCCCAACGAGAATCTGGATCGACACCTACTTTTTCAGTTATGTTGACGTTGTTAAACGTTTTGCCTGTTTGAACGCCTATTTCAAGATAGGACTTTGCTTTGATCTTCTGAGCTATCATATTGATCATGTCAGCTCGGTTCAATATATGTTCATTTGTATCTATACTATTCATGCTTTTGTTCTCCTATTGCATTATATATTATAACACATAACCTATTACTTTGGTATTACAATGCACCCAACTGCCCTAAATAATATAACGAAATTCGTAAACAAGTACCTATCACGGCCAGGCCTTGAAGTAATTGATATCGGAGGGGCCGACATAAACGGAAATCTGAGAAATCTTTTCGCTGAACACAATTATAGAACACTAGATATAAGACAAGCTGAAGGGGTTGATATTGTTGTTGAAGCTCACAATAAATATCCGATCAATACATCTTCTATTGATGTTGTTGTTTCTACTTCTATGTTTGAACACGATCAAGCTTTTTGGGTTACGTTCAATGAAATGGTACGAATAACGAAGCTTGGAGGTTACATATATATATGCACACCGAGTAGAGGATCGTATCATTGGGATCGTGATTGCTGGCGATTCTTAGCTGATGCCTATCCTGCTCTAGCAAAGTGGAATACAGACGTATCACTAATAGAATACTACATTGATGAATCTGGTTATTGGGGAGATAATGTTGGAATATTTCAAAAAACCGATCAAAAAGATCAATATATTGAAATAAATGCAAATTAAAATTTGACTATATAATACAAAATGCTATAATATTATTACTAGACATTCTAACATTCAACAACGGAGAAAAATCATGTCATGTAATCAAGAAGCTAAGGGATCTTTCAAAATAGGTAAAATGAGCGAATATAACAAGCTCATCAAATACATAGTTACAAAACACAATCAATTTGTGAAAATAATAAACGAAAAGAAGAAAAGCATGAAAAGTAGAAAGAAGTGGGAAAGTCTTTCTGAAAAAGAACAATTATCAGTAGTCTTTTCTGTTTTTAAGAAAGATAATTGGTCATACGTTCCAACCGGTTTAAGAACACATGGTTGGTATGATGAAAAAGAAGAACTTGTCGGAAAAGTTTGGAATAAAGAAATTAAAAGATTAAATCAAAAAGATCTAAAGCAAAATCTTATAGATAATGCTTTTTTTAAGCACTATCACGTATCGTTTGATGAAGCTGGATATATAGAACTATATGCTGATGAAAACAACCACTCATGGGATGATCTTCAGTACAGTGTGGGGTTCCACTGGTTGTATAAAGCACTTGAAAATGTAAAATGGATGAAATCAAAATCAGCTGCAGACGGTGGATATATGAGAGTAGAAGATGAATATACTGAAGGTTCTGATTATCAAATGACATACGGTATTCGTGGAGCAGATATCCGCAAATGGGCAAATAATCAACCGTGGTAATCTTCTAAATAGAACAACAACAGATAGCCTACAATACGTTAGGCTATCACTTTCTTATGAGGATACTATGAGAACGATACAAGTAAGATTTGATAGCATTTCAGCTGTTGAAAGCATTTCTAAAAAGATAAACATGGATCTAATCAAATATAGATCTGTTGATATGAATACCGGCCTGGATTTGTTTGGCAATACTACGATCATTACTGCCAAAAAAGATAATCGAGAAAAGAAACACTATGAAATTAATTGTGATGATTTTGAGTGGACCGACATGCCAGAATACCGATCAATCAAAGTATATCCGTATCATCATATAGAACTTAAAACAAACTTCACTTGTGATCAGCTCAGTGACTTCTTTGAACAACCGATTACAGAAAAAACAAAATCGATCTGGTATCCTAAAAAAGACAAGCATGAAAAAGGTATCAACAAATATATTTATACTTCTGATGATATAAAACCTAGATATCCAATATACATAATAAGCAAAGGAAGAGCTGAAACTTGTTTAACTGCTCAAACTTTAATGTGGATGGGCGTTGACTTCTATATCGTAGTAGAACCTAATGAAATAGAACCCTATCAATCTATATACGGAAATAGAGTCATTACTGGCGATTTTGATACAACAACAGCTTCTTCTATTCCGGTTCGTAATTGGATTGATGATCATGTAACGTCTCAAAAATACTGGTTACTTGATGATAATATTCGATACTTCTGGAGAATGACCAATAACATTTCTTATCGTGTGAAGTCACCAGCTATATTTGCAGCTGTAGAGGACTTTACTGATAGATATACGAATGTAGGAATATCAGGCATGTATCATCTAGGACTTTGTAAAAATGACTTCTGTATTCCTCCGTATTATTTGAATACGAGAGTCTATTCTATGAGCTTAATGAATAAAGAAATAAACAACCAAATAAAGATAAACGGAAAGCTTTGGCGAGGCCGGTACAATGAAGATACAGATCTGTGTTTGCGTATCTTAAAAGCCGGATTCTGCACGATAAACTTCGCTACATTTTTGGGAGATAAAGTAGCTTCTATGAGAATGAAAGGTGGTAACACTGATTCAGTTTATACTGACAATGATGATAGATATCTGTTTGCTAAATCGCTACAAGATCAACATCCCGATTGTGTAACTGTAACAAAGAAATTTAATAGGTATCATCATCATGTAGATTACAAAAGATTTCAACAACAGCTCAAAATAAAAGATACATATAGAATACAAGATTATAACTTCAAATTAGAGCTGAAAGATGAAACGTAACGACCTATCTAAATTAGAAATCGGAATACTTTGGATTGCTATGATGATGTTGGTTTATTCATTGGTAGAAATGTTATGGTAGATTCTATTTCTTATTTGATCGATCATTATTTAATGATGAAAAAGGTTCACCGAGCCGGTGGACTTCGCAAAGAACTAACACCGGAAATATGCGTTTTCATGCATATCAAGTTTGTAGATCCGGATTTCAATAGTCTCGAAGCTATGACGTTAGCACACAAAGCCAAATATCTAGCTGAAGAAATATTGAAAATTCCATTTTGAAAGCTGTCTGCAAAGATACAACAATACATATTATTTATTACTTACAACGGAGGATATTATGACTAATAAACATACAGACCTATTTGATAAAAAGATTTCTAATCTTCAATTCAGTAATTCTAAGCTGGTTACTGAAAACAAAGAAGATCAATATTTTGGCGGTGGCTATACATATCATTACGAAGGCCACGATCCTATTGATATTACAATAGTCTATGATGATGATTCTAAAAAAGAACTGAAACAAGTTATCAGTTTCGAAGCTTGGATCAATCGTTCTGTAGAACGTTCTTTTGTTCAAATAAAAGAATACGCAAATAAAATTGGTTTCTCGGTTACAAACGAGGGATGGATTCACTATATAGAACCTATGAAAATAACTAGAAATCAAGATAATTCTTTCAATGTTCGTTTCTATATAGCTTGGAATCACGATCATGATACAGCTACAGAATATCATTATCAGAATGTTCCAAAAGATAAAGTATTCGAGCTTGTTACCGGCCCCACCTACAATCACAACGGTGAAGATCTATATTGTTTCTCTATCAATGAAGATCGTCTGAAGAAGTTTATTGAAAGAAAAATAAAATAAATTCTCTTTTTGTTGTATAGTAATACGTTTTGTGTTAGAATAAATTATGACTAACAACAACGGAGTTTATTATGCCTACAAAAAGAAATCGCAAAGCAAAACGTCATGCTGGAAGCTGGATCGCGCGAGAAAAGCGTCAAGCGATCTACTTTCGAGACCAAAGAAAGTGCTGGTACTGTGGCATGTCTGAGTCACAGATAGAGAAAGATAATATCAAAAGAAATGACTTCTGGAATTCTTTATCTTTAGATCATATCGTTCCGGATTCTCAGGGAGGTAGCAATCTAGCTAACAATCTCATCACTTGTTGCAAAAGATGTAACAGTAAGAGAGGAACCAAAACTATAGCTGAATTCCAAGTTTATGTTGGAATGAGCACCAGAAGAAAGAACCAGCTCAATGCTAAAATCGTTGAAATCATTCAAACCAATGACTCTAGATCTAGAGCTAAAAACTCTCTTCATCTTGGTGGCCACTTTGAAAAGTCATATCAGTTGTTCAAACTTCTCAACGATAAAAGTTAGAAGTTAGAAGTCAGTCAATCTGACAATCAAGCTCCGGATCTCTGAATAACTGCATTTGGATAGGTCTGCGAGCTTGATATTTATTATTCTTCAGCAAAGCCTGGATGTCTTGAAGGATATGCTCTATCGTTGGAATATCCCACCCATTTCCTATGTTATGAAGCCGTTTATAATATGCGTTATGTATTGATGTATATCCTTCCGGTAAACCTATCATCAGCTCTATTTCTCGAATTGTAGGATAGACTATTGAATTATCATCATGAGAAATAAATTTTGGCGGTTGAGTACAAGTAACACAAGGATATTTACTACTTCTGTAATAAGCTCGACATGTCTGACTATAATAATTATGCTCTTTGTGATCCAGATTGTCTGACCACTGCATAAATCTTTCATTGTAAGCTACTCGACATGTTTTTTTTCGTTCATTATCTTTGATCGTCTTAATATCTATATGATACTTTCCACGTTTATCTTCTTTTCGATATACATCTGATATTACTTGTTTATTGTTTTCAATCGGTAGTTTCCGAATCGGTATATTTGACCAGTAATATCTTCTTCTTTCAGCTATAGAAAAATGACCACTATTTATAAATACCGGTTCATATCCTAATCTACTTGATATCAAATTCAGATCCTTTGATAACATCACGACATTTTCTAGTAAGAAGTAAGTAGGCCGGACTTCTTTCAATAATCGTTCAAATTCAAAATACAGCTTCGATCTAGGATCTTCTAGTCCTAATCCTCTACCAGCACTTGAAAAACCTTGACAAGGAGAACCAGCTAACAGTAAATCGATCTTCGGTAGATCACTAGCTTGGACTTTACAAACATCACCGATCTGTTTTGTATTCGGAAAATGCTTCATTGTTACATCAATAGCTGATTGATCTATTTCACTTGCAAAATAATTTGTCGGTGTAATACCTAGATTCTTTAATGCTAATTGACCACAACTAATTCCGTCAAACAAACTTAATACATTCATAATACATTACTCTCAATTTACAGTATAATGTATTATAACATAATCAGCGATATTATTGGTCTGATTCTGACTTTTTTTCTGTCGTTTCCGACTTTGGTTCCGGTGATGTAGCTTGTGGTGCCGGTTTCGATTGTACTGCGTTTTGAGTTATCGGAGCTTCGCAATCTACAAAACCATATCTCAATTTCATTTCTCGAATCTTCAACGGTTCTTCACAAATATATACATATCCTTCAGCTTCATGCTTGATTGATACCCCATATTCACGATTCTCTTTCTTATGTTTAGCCCATGTTTCCATATATACTTCCTCTAGCGAATAAACGCCTATGTTTGTTTAATATTCTTCGTGCCATAGCTGGAACAAATGATCCCTCAGCACTTCCGAGATTATAAGAGTAGCCGTTTGTTCTTTCTGATTGAAATCCGACATGACTCTGTTGATTAAATAATGATACTGCTATTAAATTTCCTGCATAAACCAGATCGCTCGGTACACTATCAAATCCAGCTGTGTAAGTACATTGTACTATTGCCCTACCACTCGGAATAACATAATACAACGGGTCCATTTTGATAACGCCCAGATCTTTATTTAATACATAAGTACCGTTGTTTGTTGTAGGTGTTGAAGCACTTATAGCTTCTCCATTTATCGTCAAACCTACTATCGAAACCACCGGCCTATGTCTCAATGCTACTTCTGTTTGGCCCACAAAATCTATATCTATAAAATCTGTGTATGTTGTTGTTGTCGCACTTGTTAAATCTAGCTCATCCAGTATGATCTGATCTACTACATCAAGAAGTATTGTAATAGCGTCATCATATCGTGTCGTTCCGGCACATGTGCCTCCACTTATGCCTAACATAGCTTTGATCGTTGTTAATTGTGCGAATGTTGCCATTTACTTCTTCACTGATTTCTTTCTAGTAGATGCTTTCTTCTTCACTGTTGCTTTTGGTTTCGGATCTTCTTTGATTGTTTCTTTTTCGGTCCACTCTTTGTATTCAGCTGTAATATCATTCCAACCATAACAAAGAGCTACATTTCTTGAAGTTTCATCTTTCAATCTTATTCCACAATAAGCTCGACCTTTGAATTCTACTGTGAAACTACTCGCTTGTTCTGTATATGTACTGAATAAATAGGACAACGATAAATCACGATCTGATCTTACCAATATATAATTATAATCTTCTAGCATTTTTGCCTCCAGCATTGATTCTGCTCTTCTAGTATAACATAAAAAAAGAGGATCTTACGATCCCCTTTCCATTCACATAACAAACTCAATATGAATATTTATGACTAACTATATTGCAAAGTCCGGATATATCTATCTATGCTATCCAATATGAGTTAATAGAGCTGCACCTTTCGTATTGCTTAATACATTTGAACCATCCCAGTACATATCGAATTGATCGAACTGAGAATCGGTTTTTGCAATAGGCATTACGGTTGTAGGTGTCAATTCTGCGATGTAGTTATACCTTGTGTTCAATACCATAAGAGCTGTTCCAGCGCCAGAAGTGTCTTTTATAGCTCCAGCTGCATTGAAGTTAAGATCGTTTGGCATTGAAGTAGATACTACTAACGGAATTCCGTCATAGGTTCTTACTCTAAAGCCAGCTGCGATTTCAACTACATCATTGAATCTTTGTTGTGCTTGCAAAGCTGCATTAACAGATCTAATTCCACCAAATGATCCGATAATAACCAAATCACCTCTTTGAGCTGATCCTTTTACTCGGTCAATCGCTTCATCTAGTTTTGCTAGTGATAAAGCTGCGTTTGCGGTTGTAGCTCCAGCATTTGAAACAGTTTGAGACATGTCAAATGAATTGATTTGTTGAATCAATGTCAAAAATCCAGCCGGTGCGTTAGCGTCTGCCGAACCCAAAGAGTTAGCACTGATCATTCCAGTTTCTAACGCATTGGCGAAATCTTCAGCTTTAGCTGCCATTTCTAATGCTAGGATATCAGCATAAGATCGGCCTGTTGCTTGAAGTTTTCTAGTGACCTTTCCACGAGTAACCAAAGATCGATATGGGAATGATACTTGACCGTATGTTCCTGTTTCTTCTGCAACCGGATCGGTATCTGCTAACCAAGTAGCACCGTTTGTTCCAGCTTCTCTTCGGTTGATATACTCAGCATCTCCAGATCCAGCTCTTCGAGATAAGACAGCTTGTAAACCGAATTCTCTCAATGTTAATTGTTGAACTGTTCTATTGATGAATGTTTGCAATAATGCCGTTCCAGCATTACCAACATTAACGGCACGTTCAAAACGCTCACGAGTAGCGTCTGAACTTCCTGCCCAACTTGTTCCAAAATTTGTCATATTGTTGTTCTCCTAGTGAAATTTTTTATATTGTGTGATTATCCAATTAGGCCGTCTTTTTCAGCTGCATTGAGCCCAGCCGATAATAATTCTTTGATCTTATGAACAGATAGTTTTGACATTTCTGTTTCTTCTGAAATAACATCAACGTTTCTTTTTACGATAGCTGATAAACCGACATATCCTTCTTTAGAAGATCGCTCTACCAAACTTTCAATAGCACTTGTTGCTCCTATTCCTCTATGCAACTGGCCTGGATGAAGTCCAACTCGTTGAGGTTCAGATAATGCACTTTCAATTATTTCATTTTGCTTTTCAATAATTGCTCGAAGCTCTTCAACTTCTTTTGGTATTACTGTTTCAATTGTTGCTTTTTCAACTTCTTTAACAGGAGCTTCATTCATTGTTGATTGTGCTCTGCTTTCAATATTGTCGATACGATCAGATAACGGCTTTAGGCCAGCTTCAATTGATCGACCAATTAATTCAGCCAATGTTTTCATATCTTCATTATTCATGGAGGACTCCTCTTTGATTGTTTCTGATTGTAGTATAACACTTTTTTCTATAGTAGTGTCTGATTTTTTAATTTCTTCTTCTTTGTTTCTTAATTCTGGAGCTTCTTCTCCAAATTTAGAATAATACTGACTCAAAACATTGTGTATTTGCTCACGTTCTTCTTCCGGTACATCAACACCGCCTCTAGCACCATTCAAAGCCGCCATAGCTGCTCTTACACCATTCAACACAACCCGCAATTCTCCGTTTACCATTTTCGCTATTGGCAACTTATATGCTCCTTTGGTTTCTGGGTTAGCTTCTGCGTCTCGATAAACATGAGCCATAGCATAACGATTCCAGTTATCTAATCCTTCTCCTAGTACTTCATCTTGAGCTGTTGTATCCCAACCCCACGGAACATCTTCAGCTGCTAACGGCATATCATCATTGAAAGGCATTACTGAAAAGTTTTGTAAATGATCAAACGGACTATTTGTTAATTCATCCACTGCCGGAACTTCTTCTGCCGGTCCACCCTCTACTTCAACGTCATTCATTACCGGTTCAACGACTACCGCACTACTATCTAGATCTCTCGTTTCAGCTTCTTCTTTTTCTTCGGTTCGTTCATTTGCAAGATCATCAAATTCCATTTTGTTCTGTTCCATTAAATCTTTCATGAATTCTTCCATTTTCTTTTCAAATACTTCTTTCATGTATTCCTGCATTTCTTCATGATCCATATACTCTTTCATCTTCTCTTTCATTTCATGATCCATGTATTCTTCCATTTTCTGCTTCATATCTTCTTCATGAGCCATTCGATCAGACATGTTCTTTTCAAAAGTTATCATATACTGATCTTCTGTTTCGTTGATTTCAGCTATATGACGTTTCTCCACTTCTGATTGATCTTTATTTAATTGGTTCTCGGGAAGCTTTGTCTGTTGAATAACATCTGATTGTTTCGATAACTCTTTCTTATCATCTGAAAGAGGCAAGTCCGAAACTTCAGAAGTTTCTTCTTTTTCTGTCGGTTCTTCAAGATTTGGTTTTTCTGTTGGTTTCATTGAGGATCTCCATGTTGATATGATAGTGTGTAACTCTTTGCTATTCTTTGAATACGTTGCTAATCCTACTGAATCAGGGTTAGCTGGTGCTCTCGTTATTGCTAGATGATCTAATGTTACTGACTTAATGATAACACGTTCGATCTCATCATCTGAATTTGTTATCACTTCCATATCATTGAACCAGCCACCTATGCTCTGGCCTATCGGTTCTCCTCTTCTCAATCGTTTTACCAACTCTCTAGCTATAGCGTCTTCTCCATACAATCTTGATCGGACCAGTAAAGAATATTGTCTATCTCCTCTTTCTGCCGGCATGACTACATCATCTTGTTTTAATTCAGCTTCATACGTTCTACCAATCACTTCATCCCATTCTGCTAAATCTCCATTCGATCTAGAAGTGTGACGAGGCAATAACGGAACGCCCATTTGCATTTGGCCCTGCATTTCTAACAAAGCACTATAACTCATTTCGGTTCCGTAACTATCTATAGAAGTACTACTAGCAATCCCTTCTATTGAATAGTATTTAGCCGGTCGCCCTCTACCATTGATAGCTCTCAAACTTTCCTCGATATCCATCTCTTTATCTTCTTCATCATAAGCTCGAACATCTATATCTTTGATACCCAAATGTATTCTTTCTGATCCATTCAAATTATATGTCACGTTTCCAGATTCATGATTCGTAGAACTGACACAACGAAATTCAATTTGTTTTTTCATACTCAACCCCTTTGATCTTGTAGCATTTTCTATTTTACTTATTTCTTCTCTAACCAAATTTTTCATATATGACTCTCCTCGATTACCAATAACCAACCACTTGATCTGAGCTATCGTTCCTGCCATTCTGAAATCTTGTTTATGTCTAGCTGCCCACGCCTCTCGTAACCTAACAGCTTCTTCATCCGTTGACGTTTCTATTGAACCACCTTGATCTAATATCTTTGTCAATCTAGTATATTGTTTGTTTCCGAGTACATTACCACCACGATCCCAAATACTTGGATAGTCATTCTTTATCATTTCAGCAAAGTCACGATCAAACAAAGGATATTCACTATTCCTCAATGACACTTTCATATCATCCCCTGACTTTGGGAAATTTGTCGGATCTACATCTCCAACAGCTCTTTCTAGATCTTCTGATAAATCAGCTAACATATATGATTCTAACTTCGCTAACGTATCTGATATACTATTTATCTTTGACTCACCCCAAGCCGGCATGTGACCAAACTCTTCCAAAATCATTTTGATCGTTTCTGCATTGATCTTGATTGATGTTAACTGAGTAATCAACATGTCTAATTCATTCGGACTTAGCTGATTTTCCGGATCTAACAACCCTCTTAATCGTAATCGAGATCTTGATTCTTCTCCCTTGCTACTCATAGGATGATCTCTAGGCAATAAATCAGTGTCATGCTTGCCACTTCTAAATCTACCATTCCTCAAAGCATACAAATAACTATTAACTCTAGCTATCGCCCACTGTTCTGCACTCGTCACCGTTGGCCTAACACTTTCCGGATTCGTATTGTAAGCTCCAATTCCTCTCCAATATACCATAGCCAAAGTAGGGGCCGTTGTTCGCTTACTTCGATCCGATCCTACTTCTTCATTATGTTCTCGAGCTTTGGTATCTATTACCTTCTTCGTTGATTCCGGTAGAGCGTCATAAGCTTCTTTCTTCGTTCCAAACTTATCCTCCTGACGTATAATCATATCTTCTGTACTACTTTCTTCTTCACTCGGTTCTTCTCGTTCACCAGATCGATTCATAGAAACAAAGTCAATAGAACCACCCATGCCGGCATGATTCACACAATAATAATACAAAAGAGGCGTATCCTCACTTGTATTTAATACCAACTTATGTTCTCTCGTTCCTACTTCTCCAATCAGCTCAACGCCAGTAGTATACGCAACACCACCATTATGCGTTCCGTCTCTCGTTGTACTAAACGCCATATTATGAGATACATTACTTTCAGCTTGTTGTAAGAAGATATATCTATTTCCTTTCATCAACTGAATATTTTCATGACGATATCCGTTCATATAATACTTACCACTTACAACCGTTACATAAAACGTCTTATTGATATCAGCTTCATATAAACCACTATCTGGCTCTTTATCTATAAAGATATCCCCAATTGTCGTATCTAACGCCCGATCTTCTGACTTTTCCAAAGATTCTATGACACCTTTCAAAGCTGCTGATATTATTGATGAAGGTATATTGATGTGCATTTTTACAAAATCCTCTTTCCTTCTTATAACATATTTTTATATATCTTGTTCTGTTTCTTCATATTCCGTAGGCCGTGCCGGTTCAATTGGAACTATTACATCACCACCTATCGTTTCACTACTACTATCATCCGTTTCTAACGACATAGCTTCTCCTAGATTCTGAACAGGGGTTGGCATACCTGCCACTTCCATTGTTGCTACATCACCACCTTTGATAGGCAACAATCCCAATTCTTCTCTTACTTCATTCCTCGTCATAACGCCATTTCTAACATATATCTGATGTTTCGTTGCCAACTTTTGCATGTCGTCTGCATTTAATCTAGCTTCTCTATTAAATCGAAAACGTATATGCTGAGCTACTTCTTTACCATACAACAAAGGCAATACCAACGTATTGATCTTTGATTGTAACAATTCCAATATAGGGGTGACCAAATGACTACTAGAAACATCCAACTGCGCTTGAGCGGTCGCACGATTGATCCCCTCACTGATTCCCATTTCAACCGGTTGAACCCCAAAAACACGATACACAGCTCTACGAATATCATCTATCAACTGCCTCATTTCTATATCTTTAGGCGTTCTCTTTAATTCCAACCACTTCGCTCCCACACCACTCGGATCTGGCGTTGTCATTACTCGTATCTTATGATCCTGACCTTTTAATCTCTGCATATCTGCTTTGGCCTCTTGAGCTGCTCGCCCACTTATTCCTGCCAAAACCAAAATGCCTGGAGGGATCTCGTCTGCGTCTAACGATAACATAGCATGTTGACTTCCTCGCATTAAAGCTATGACTTCATTCACCAAAGCTTCTAACAAAGGATTTCCAACCCCATCCGTTGTATTCGGATAGAGATTGAAATATAGTAACTGACTCGGCTTGAACTTTACTGTCGTTGTCTGTGAACCACTTGTGTAACCCGTAGGCTCCCCACCACTATAGATATTCTGTTCATATCTTACTATCCTACCTTTGTTATTCAAGATAGGAACTACTGTCGATCCTCGCAACGGTACCAACTCGCTTAACTTCATTTCTCTGTCATAGACTATTTCTATTGATCCTCTATCATATACGAGAACATCAGTTAAAAAAGCTGTCATGATTTCCTGCCACGTCTGACCGTTCTTATTCGGCATATTCAAAAATGCGGTGCCAGTTTTCGATAACTCATTCAACTCGGCCCAACCTTCTTCCTGTGGCGATCTGATAGGCTCAACCAACCAATCAAATGTTGCTACTCGTCTAACTATACTATCTATAGCTGCTCGAACATCACTACAACGCCTATATACTTCCCACAACTCTCCGTCTGATAATGTTCTGTTCGTTCGTTCATACTCAGATCCGTATAATACAGAACTACCTCCATACAGATCCGTATAATAATGCAAACCCTTCCTAGCTCGTTGGATTCCTCCCCACGTTCCTCTTTCAATAGGCTCTTTCTTCTTCTCTCCTATTTCTATTCTTCTATTTGCTATCTGTATCATGTTATTCTTCTCCAAGCGTATCGTTCACGATTCTGTAGATATTCTTCATCTTCATCATTTTCATAAGCTTCTCTTTCAAAAGGAATATCATAATATGCTTGTGATCCACTTAAACCTTTCATAATGTTTCGAAACCAATAGTAAACATACAAGAAAAGGAAAAAGACAAAACCTAATTCTAAGAATTGTTGAAAATGAATAGTTTCATGTCGCTTTGTTCTTTCTGTCATTATATCCCGAGAAAAAACAAAAAAACCAAGTGTGATAGCTCCTATTGTTATAGGACTAAAATAACTAAGGACTACAGGAAGTTTTGAGTTTTCAATAAATATAGGTTTCCATTCTTTCATTTCTGTTATCCAAACGATCCATTCATTTCTGATAAATCAAAAGCTATTCTATTATATACATCTGCAAAACGATAGTGATCAGCTGCTCCATTTTCGGTCCAGATGATTCGACTCTTTTCCGTATCTACAACCCTAACCGGTGCCCGCATTTGATCCACAAATCCCAATACAGTAAATACATCACTCGGAAATATACGATTCCCATTCACTATCTCATCAAAAGTAAAATCTATTATCTGTGTCCTATCTACTGTAACCGTTCGATCTCGCCAATTCAACTTCCTGCCATATTCACTATGACTAACCTTTGCATTTGGATGAAAACGACACAACCAAACAAAACATTCCGTTTCTTCCATAGCCCAATCTCGAAGCTCCTGACACTTCCTTGTCTCCGGCATACTGTCAATCACCACACAATCAACACGATAACGCAAAATCATATCTTGTAACTCTTCAAAATGCTTACAAGCTCCTACAAAAATCGTATTACGAACCGCTATATCTATCAACTCTCCATGTTCGTTCGTCTCTTCTCTTACTTCTGCAACTGATATCATTACATTCAATACACTACCAACATCAACGCCCATAGATACAACACGATCAGCTAAATAATCTCCACCGCCATAATCTAACTCATCACCAGTAGCAACATTATGCAAATGCTCACCAGTCAATCTAGCTCCACTATGTTCAAAACCCTGACCCAATACAGAAGTGTAAAACGTTGATAAACGATTCATATCTCCCTGACCTAACATCCACTCTTTATATAAATCTAACAAAGGATCACTCAATACGTCTAATCTCGTCATTCTAAAACTCTCACGTTCTCGACCAACATAATTAGCTACCCACTCTCCTCGTCTATGTCTTATAAACGGCCTATGACACTTCCTACAAACAGGATCTATATTTCCCTTAAATACTTTCCACTCTCCTACTTTCAAACTGATTCTAGGATCTCTCGGTACCCAATCACCATCTTCCGTCTTTCTTACTACATTCTCAAACCAGTCTAACGTCTGCCACTCTCCACAATGATCACAAACCGTATACCACAAACGTTGTGACCCCTCATCATATAACTTACTTATTCCTATATTTGGCAACGTAGGATTACCTAACCTATACATCTTCGGATCTGATGAAGCTCGTAATCTGTCTTTACCCTTAGCTAAATTTGCCGGATCACACTGATCCAATTCATCTATGATCAACGTATCAGCTGAAAATTCTACAAAATCTACGGGCGTATTACTTCCCAAAAACAACATTGAACCACTTCCAAAACGCTTCAACTTGTTATTACCGGTCTCTTTACCATTCGGTAACAACAAACGATATCCCTCACTTTGCAATAATATCCTATTGATTCGCTGAGCTACAAATCGATCTCGACCCCCAAACGTAGGCAACACATAAGCTACTATCCTACCCAACGATCCAGCATGATAAAAACACAAGTTTATCATCAACTCGCTCAAACCAGTCTGAACAGCTTTACATATATCCGCACCCTCCTCAGGCAATAACTTATACAAAGGTGGCAAACTCGGATAATTCAAAAAACTCATAGGTTGGCCCCTCGTATTCCTATGGTGACACAACACCTGTCCTAACATTGGAGCTATACTATTTAATTCTGATACTGTCGCTTTATACTGTTCTAACATACTTCCACTATATCACGTTCTCAGCTGCCTTACACTTTCACAAAAATTACAGAAAAAATTTCCGGCATATCTGTATAGCAGTAGAGTAAAAAAATCAAAAAAAAGAAAGGTAGGGGGGCCCTAGAAGAATCAACATGCTTTGTTTCGTTCTTCTAATTTCTTTTTATTATAAGCTTGTTCCCAAGATATCAGATGAGCAATAACAAATCTATCAGTTATTCTATACATATCAATAAGCTGGTGCATACAAAGATCTGATACGGATTGTTTCAATAATAGATACTTTCTTATAATATATTCCGGACTCATTTCTTACCTCTTATATCTATGTATCTAGGATCAGCTTTATGCCCTCCTTCTTCTGCGAAATCTTGAGCTCCTTCAATTGTTCTATGAAAAGATAAATGACTTCTTTTTTCATTTGTTAAATAATAATTATCGTTGCAATATGTTCCATGTTGTGGTTTGTTTTTTCGTTTATCAACTTCGCATATATGCCATTCCAGGCCTTTGATTGTAGCTTTAAGGCCACGAACATAGATAGGTTTCTCAATGGGGCCAAATGTCCTAATATAAGCTATTTCCCAGATGATCGGATCTTCTTTCATGATCGTTCCTTGTTAATTATTTATTAAATATGAAATTATTACATAAATAATGCTTGACATTATAATGTATAATGTATTATAATATATTATATACGAAACATCAACAAACGGAGAACATCATGTCAAAACTTACAGATATTCAAGAACAAATAACTACTTCAGTAATCAACGGCCTATCTACTTATAAGAAGTGGATACCAAGCTTTCAAGCTGGTGGCCTTCCACGTTCCATTGGAACAGGTAATGCTTACACTGGCGTCAATACGTTGTTATTGATGTTTGCTGGCTTTGGTTCACCTTATTTTGGTACTTATAAAGCTTGGAAAGCAACAGGCTCATTTGTAAAGAAAGGACAGAAGGCCACACGTATCATCTTCTTCAAGCCGGTATTCTGTAAAGAAAATCCGGAAGAGATCAAGTATATGAATACAAAGATATATTCAGTGTTCAATATTGAACAAGTAGAACTAAGCGAAGAAGCTAAAGCTAAATTTGAAATCAAAGATGGCGTTAAAGCTGAAGGTTCTTTGTTAGATTACTTCAATCATTCAGACGCTCCTCAGTTAGTTACTGGTGCCCCAGCATATAGACCTCTATCAGATACTATATCAATCCCTAGTAACTTCAAAACAAGTGAAGCAGCTGTGAGCGTCTTAGCTCATGAGATCGTTCATTCGACCGGTGCTAAATCGAGATTGAATCGTGATGGGGTGGCAAACTTCGATAAGTTTGGCTCTCATCAATACAGTTATGAAGAGCTGATCGCAGAATTAGGGGCCATGTTCATCTGTGCAGAACTCGGAGCAAATAGCGAAGATGTAAAAGAAAATAGTCAAGCATACATCAACAGTTGGATCAAAAAGTTAGAAGA